CTTTCAGATCACATCTAGAAAGGTTGAGCCATCCACCAACCGAAGTAGGCAGTGTGATGCCTTTCAGATCACATCCATAAAGGTTGAGCCATCCACCAACCGAAGTAGGCAGTGTGATGCCTTTCAGATCACATCTAGAAAGGTTGAGCCATCCACCAACCGAAGTAGGCAGTGTGATGCCTTTCAGATCACATCCAGAAAGGTCGAGCGATCCACCAACCGAAGTAGGCAGTGTGATGCCTTTCAGATCACATCCATAAAGGTAGAGCGATCCACCAACCGAAGTAGGCAGTGTGATGCCTTTCAGATCACATCCAGAAAGGTCGAGCGATCCACCAACCGAAGTAGGCAGTGTGATGCCTTTCAGATCACATCCATAAAGGTCGAGCGATGAATTTCCATCGTAGTTTTTAACCAATTTTTGAGCGTAGGTTTCCATGTTTATTTTATAATTTGTGAGTAATAAGTTGAACGAATGCAATTCACCTCACCTACTGCGTAGGCGCACAGGTCGGCAAATGGGAATTGTCCTTCTTTGAGAGTGGATTGCCCGCTGGATGGGGCTTTGTAGTCAAACCAACGGCGCGAAATGACGCGGGTAGTCACCTCGTTAGTTTTGATCTTTTTGAAGGTGATAATTTCAGCTGAAGGCGACATTCTGATAACTCGCCACGCCGTACGCATAGATTCGGAACGGCTAACGCCTGATTTTTGGCGTATTTGAGCGGCTAAAACGTTGACTAAACTGATATTTTTCATTGCTTGTTGAATTTCGTGTTACAAATGTAACACAAATACCAATACCAACAAAGCGTTTTGAGAAAAATATTTTTGCAAGTAAAAAATAATTAATGCTTATGAAAATAATATGTATAAACTATTGCATAAATAAAAACAGGTTGTATCTTTGAGGCTATTAATAACGTTCACTAAAAATTCAACACATGAACAACCCGGTTATACTTACCATCACAGAATCAGGCGATGAATCCGTAGGGCTTCGCGGTCAATCGTGGGAAATTCAGTGCCCGCTGCAAAGAGATGACGACCATGAAATGTTTGAGAATTTCAGAAAAAGTGCAATAGCGATTTTTTCTGAATTTACAGATGGGAATATTGATGCTATCTATGATTACGAATGGAAGATGATTGCAGAACACGAAAACCTTGCATTCCCTAAAAAATAAACGTTCACTAAAAATTCAACACAATGAAAATCGCGTTTTTAGAAGGGCCGGAGTACGACGACGTACCCGGCAAACCCAAAAAGGGCAGCAAAAAAGATAAGCTCGAAAAACCCAACGAAGACAAAGAAAGATACACTGATGAAGATGAAAATCTGAATCGGTGGAACACGCAGGAATACCGGCGAAAGAACAACTTGCCGGATGACGAAGGTTGATAGAATGCGCGGTTTAAAGCGGCCTAACTATTAAAAAGCCTTTTTCAGGGTAAAGGCCCGGAATAATACGCCGACCATCTCCATGAATCCATCCCGGTGTACTGTCGAGGTCTTCAATAGTGGTTAATCCAATTGCCTTAAATCGTGCTTCATTTGCCATAATCGCCTCAAAAATTTCGCGTGGGCTGTACAATTTCGTACTCGCATCCAAAGCGTTTGCAAAGTAGTGCTGCGAGAGCGTTCCGCCCCCTTCCGGTCGATAGAAAGACGGGCGCGTACCACGACCTACATAATAACCAGGCCCCGGTTTTTTGTAGGAATATGTGTTCAGAATTACAGGCGTATTCAGCACTTCGCGCAACAAAGCGGCGTAGTTGATCTGAAAATCTGAAATGTAGTACAGGCAGCGAGTTAGCCCGACGGATTGAATTATTGCAGGATGTACAAATTCCTGTGGAGTGAATTTAAAAGATGAGTCTTGAAAGGCTTCTATTGATAACATTTTTTCACAATTTAAAATTAACAAAATGAGATCAGACGAAACAGCATTCCCAGCCAATGGATATTCGTATGACGAACACGATGTATCCCCATCAAATGGAATTTGCATTCGTGATTACGCAGCGCTTAAAATCCTGTGTGCCCTTATCACAAACGAAGGTGCTTCATCAAGCGATAATTCGGAGATAAGAGAGTCAGATGTTAAACGCGCCTACCTTTACGCCGACGAACTTATTAAACAATCTGAACAATGAACGAACAAAAAGAAACAACGGGCGGCCACAAAAAAGGTCGTGGCCGCCCGAAAGGTGCCGATGCGCAAGCCGCCACTTTCTACCTTTACCCGCACCATATCACATGGTTGAAGCAATTCAATCAAAGCGAAAAGTTGCGCAGCCTGATTGACCGGGCTATGCAGGAAGAAATGAATGAGGCAAAACTAAGGCAGGAAATTGATGCCACTACCAAATTGGTGGATGATCTCATCGAAGATATAAACTCACTTCGGTTCGACAAGGAATAGCCCGCTGCTATCTCCGATTCGCAGGATTGACAGGTCAACCTTTTTCTCCGACTTGCATAGCATTTTTGCAAATTTTGCAGTCCAGAAAAGTACATCCGCCTCATCCTGACCCGGCAGCATCATAAATCCCCTGTTTGTAAAAAACCAATCAAGTGCATCCTTAACTATACGCTCCGAGTTTTCCGCATCCGTTTTTGAGGTGTAGGCGACTTGGAGCGTTGTTATTTTCATCGGCTGGTATGCAAGCGACTTCATGCGCGATCTTGTGAACTGTGACGAACGCGGCTTTGTAACCGTTGCATTAATGCCCCAAACGATGGAATAATCCTTTTCGATGTCGTAATTCAGCACACGAACATCACGAACCGGGATAGTGTCTTTTGGTGGCTCAGGCGTTGGAGGTGTTACGGGTGGAGTTGAACCCATGCCTGCCGGGTCTTTGGTAAGAATGGTACGAATGTATTCTATGCCATAGCCCGTATCGTTGTCCTTGCCAGTCGGTGGAAGATCGGACGCGCACCACGCCATGTACTGCCTTACTTTTTCGGCGCTTGCCAGTTTCCAACCCCAACGCGAACGGGCGATGAATACCGCCGATGCCATGAAAGGCGAAGCCATAGAAGTGCCAGACAAAACGGCGTATGTATTGTTTTTATAGGTGCTATTGATTGCCGCACCTGGCATTGCCGCCAACACTTCCGGCCCGCGACTGGAATAACTGGAAACAGAAAGGTTGCTATTCAGAGAACCCGCCCCCATGCCCCATGCGGAATTTCCAGGATACTGCACACCCGGCGTTCCAGTGTTACCCGCAGCAAATACAAACGAAACGCCGATGTCGAAGGACTTTTTAAGCGATGTTTCCACACTTGCCACCTTTGCCGTACCACCTCCGAACGAGCCATTATACACCACAAATTTTCCACTATTTACTGCTGCCTGATCGGCTGCAAATTCACTGCTGACCGCCGTTGCTACCCATGCAAAATTGCCGGAACCGGATGCCGAAAGAATCTGCACGGGTTTCCACTCTACAAGACCTTTCTGAACAAGCGGCCAAAGCAGCCCGATGTCTTTTCCTACGCAGATGCCAGCGACGTGTGTGCCGTGTCCATTGCCGTCCGTTAGCCCCGCGTCGGTTGTGTAGTTGCTACCTGGCAGTTGTGCTGTTTGTAGATCGATGTGTGTTTGCTTGCTTCCTGTATCAGTTATTTTCAGAACGCCGCGAAATTTGCAACTATCCTGCATAAGTTTCACCACGTCGGCAGGCAGCAGCAAGTCACGGCCCCAATTGGTAGCGGAAGCAACGGAAAAGTTTTTCACCTGTTCCGGTATCCGCTCCATCGGCGGGATAACAAAATCAAACGTGTCGAGTTGCGCCTCTGCGATAAGCGTCTGTTTTTCCAGCGCTCGTTTGTAAGGGCTTTTGAAAATTTGCGCCTGTGCCGATACGGAAAACAACACGGCGACTATCAAAAATAGAATCTTTTTCATGTGTGCTTTATTTTAAAAAAGGGGCAAGCGGCAACCAGTGCCGCCGCCCCAAAATGCAAAACGATAAAACGGCTTACTTTTTCACAAATGCGTACCAGATGATTGCTCCGAGCGACAAAAGCGCCTGAATGATATTGGGCCAACTACCGGAAAAGATAGCGTTTGCAAGGTCTTGAAGCCCTGGTACGAGGGGTGAAAGCACAGGGGCTAATGCTGCCACGATAGCGGCGATGTATGCCCAATTATTCGCGTTAGCAATCCACGATTTTGCGGGTGTCCATTTGGCGTTAACAAGCCACGTACGGATAGCCGCAACGGCTCCGATGATGCCAGTAACAGCAGCCGCAATCATGGATGCTGTGTCCTGCGACATACCCCCAGCAACGGAAGTAAGAAGCAGGATAATCTGCATGTACAGGTTTGTGCCGTCAAGCGGCCCAGTTGTTTGTTCTTTCGGCGTTTGTACGCCAAGCACTTTTGCGCTCATTTGTTGTTTGTATCGTTGGTGATGAAAATTGGTGTGTTGTCAGCGCCGGGGCTTTCAAGCCTGACGGATGACGGTTTTCTTTTTGTAACTGGCGTGTGCATTATGGCTGCCGTACTGCACAGTTTTTCCAGTTCCCGAATGCGAACATCGATAGAAGCGCTGTTCTGCTCGATAGTGTGCCATTCTACGGGCTTTTGTGTAGCGCAGGCAGGTTGTGTAGTAGCGCGAAAATCAGATGCCATTTTGTGGCGGCAGTTGAATCCGCAGACAAGGGTAAAAATCAGCACATAGGCCAGTCTGGTTAACTGTTTCATCATTTATTCTTTTTTGTAAGTTGGTCAACCTTTGCGGTCAACTCACCAAGTTTGTAGTATTGCTCCAATTGTGCTTTAAGGATTGTTTCTTTTTCTGCCGAATGTCGCTGCTCCTGCTGCACGCTTTCCTGATAGCACCTGTTTTTTTCTGTTTCCGCGCTCTGCCATTTTACCGCAAGGTACACGCAAGCAGAAATGAGTAGAAGCATGATCGCAGTGGCCCATCCGCGTCCGGCTGATTTAGTAAAAAGTGATGTGAGCGTGTCTTTTTCAACCATGTTTTATTTCTTCACAGATTAATACAAAAGCCGCTGCCGCCCCTCCTATCCAAAACCCTTGTAGTGTTATGTATGCAATTTTGGGGTTGATTAAAAAAAGAACTACAAAAACAATGAGTATCAGCAAGGCTGGTAGTGGCGATTGCTTTTCACCACCTTTCATTTTCTTCTATTGTCTGCAATACTGATCGAATCAGAATTGCCAATTGGATCACTATGAATATAAGCCCGGCGATAAGTCCCGCCAGCGCGTAGTATCTTCCGTACTGACAGCCTATAACCATCAGTAGCGCCCAAAAGAATATGAACACTCCCGCTTTCCATGCAGGCGACATATCGGCCCACCATTCTACCACACGGCCCCATGACGCAACGGCAAATGCAATGATTGATGAAAGAAGTACGGCGGTAATGAATCGTTGTTTCATGTTTTAGAAAATGAGGCTATATATGAGGTGAAAACCTGCCGACCACACCAAAAACCCCAACAGAACAGCAGGCCACAATCGCCTCGAATTGTACAGGCATAGAGTAAGTAGTACAAATCCGATTCTCGAATACAATCTATCGCATTCTCCAAAAAAGTGATACGCATCTGTCACAAAAACAAACACAGTCGTACTCCCCCAAAACGCCGGGCCTTGCGCCGGTATCCCGCCTTCGTATTTCGAGTGCCACGATAGCGCAGGATTCCACCACGACTGATCTGCGTGTGGAAAGCGCGCCTCAAACGCCGGGTAGTGGTGAGTTACGGTTTCTTTTAAACCGTAGGACGCGCCGCCCAAAGCGATGAGGGCAAAAGCGAGTAGGAGTACGCGTGTGCGTTTCATGCGTTCGGGGAGAGTGAGATAAGGATGGAGATGAGTAGGCAGATGAGTTTTCCCATGTTACCAACAGTTTTTCCAGGTTGTGCCGTTGTAGACTTGCATTACACCTGTACTTGCGTCTGTTGCTGTGCAATCTGTGCAGTAAAGTGTCGTTCCTGCCGCAACTCCAGTTAGCGCATTCCTTTGTGTTGTTGTGAGCCTGGGCGGTATAAGCCCGCCAGATGTTGTACTTATATCAACCTGGCCCGCCAAAAGAGACGGGCCGCCGACTTTTAGTTGATAAGAGTTCGCGCCATCCCAATTGTAGTTCACGTAAACACTTTGTTTGAATATGGCTCGTCCTTCTGGATGTATGTATGATCCTGCATTATTATTGTAAGCAGTCCTATTGAAAAGAGTACCCCCAAATTGATCAATAGTCATAGCCCCGGACAAAGCGCTTTTATGAACTTTTAATATGTTATTAAATTCATTTGATGATAAATACAGATAACTACCATCTACGGCCAAATCAAAATAATTAGAAAGAGACTGTGGTCTAAGCCTTATGTTATAAGGATTTATATAATTAACATTCAATCCCTCTCTAACATAAACAGATTTTCTAAACACCGAATTCCCCCCAATATAAAAACTACTCCCAAGTGTTGTAGTGTCGGCGGTATTATTCATAAAAAACGAGTTCCTGTCTTTTATGTATTGTCTATCGCCCGTTGTTTCAAAAAACTTGTCCGTATCCCAATATCCTGCAAAAATCTGATTGTTTTCAGATAACGAGTCAACATATATAAACGCCCTTGTTGTGGTTGTTGGGTCGTAAATCCCATTGCCAATTATTGTGTTTGCATTAGCAAGTTTCCCAAGTTTTATGAAGTATTTATATCCATCAACCTCGGCAGTGTTGCCTATTATTAGATTTCCACCGACGACATTCCCCGGTATATTCGTGCTCAACTCAACACATGCTTCTCCTTTGTTTTGATACCAAATAGTGTTATTCTTAAATACAACATTGTTTGTGTATGCCCGAGCCCACCAAGCCCTTCGAATGCCATAGAAATAACAATTTTCAATCGTTGTGCCATATCCCGCAAAGTGTGTATTGTACGTGTTCACAACTTGCGGGTTGGCGTCCCCTCCACATACAATTGCGTCCTGCGCTTGACTCCCGCTATACGCCCTTCCAGACCCCCAAAATGCAACATTATGTATATGACAAGTAGTATAGTTTATTAGTAAGAAAGCCGTTTTTGTAGTGTCATCAGCAACCAAATTAAGGTCTGATAATTCCAAAAACCCAATACCTCGCGCGTGTATCATTCCAAGCGTGTCTCGATTTGTAAGCCCATCGTTAAATTTCATATACAAGACAGTGCCCTTGATAGTGTCTGGATTTGTGTTCCATGCTGTTTTGTAACAACCTGCTCCACGAATGTAAATTGATGGGCTGCGGTCATATGCTCCAGGATTTTGTGATGTGAGCGGCTTTACATATGGAATTGTAATTTGCCCGTCAATTCGGTAAATACCCCTATTGAATTGAATTATGCCTCCGTGATTCCTGGCAACTGTATCCAATAATGCCATAAACTTTGCCGTAAGGTCTGGCCCCGTTGGCCCGCCAGGGTGAATTCCGTAAGCAGCCACGTTGTATATATTCCCCCCCTTATCCCATATTGGCGCAATTGCCGGGCCTGTTCTATTTATTGTATCAAATGTATTTATATCCCTGTATAAACCTACAATATCTGTCCATGCACTGTCTAGCGGTATTGTGACCATGCCACCCCCACCCGAAAGCGAAAGATCGCTACCCGCAATCGAAAGCGTTTGTATCTCATTGGTCGCGCTCAAATCACCCGTATTGCTCACTGTAAACGTTCCACCTGAACCGCTTACACCAATACCTGTTCCAGCAGAAACGCCCACTACCGGAAGTGTAACACCTGTTCCGGAAGAAATGGAAAGCGACTGACCGGACAAAGACAGGTTTTGCAGTTCGTTTGTCGTCGAGCCGTCCACCTCTGTTGAGGTTATCGTGAAATTCGGATAGGTGCCTGTTATGACCGTGATGCCGCCACCCGTTAACCCAACCACCTGATCGGGCGCTGCGTTGGTAATAACGTCATCAGAAATGCTAATACCAGTTCCAGCAGTGTAGTATCCGATAGGCGTAAAATTAGCCTCCAAAAAGTCGACAACAGCGCGTGAAGTTGGCAGGCTATCGTGTGTGCCAGGCGCAGTAATCACCCGGTCAAAACCCGTTACTTTTTGGCTTGTATTTGTGCCGATACGAAAATATTCAGCAGCGCGTAGTCGGTCGGTAACAAAAGAATTGGACTGTGCAGAAACGGCAGCAGCCAAAAGCAGAAAAAAGAAAAGAATCGTGTTTTTCATCGTTTTTTATAGAAAAATCAAAATTAGTGATCCTGTGAAGTCAGAAAAATGCAGCGTTGTCGCTGTGTGAAAGCGGCGCAAAACATTGATCGTTCTCGCCTCGTTCGATAGTATTTCCTCGTTGTCAAGCACTTGTGTAGCGCCTGCCGAATATCCTGCCGACAGAACACGGTCGCCCGATGCCGGAACGGGGCAAATTGAAAGCAGATATTTTCCAGCCTCGACAGCGTATGTCGTTCCATCAACAACCGAAACGGTAACAGGCGTCACACCGCCGCCCTGAATCACAACGCCCTGTATTTTGCATTCAAACTTTGGCTGCGCAATGTTGTGTTTGATGTTCGGAATTGCTTTCTCACACCTAACAACATTGTCTTTTATCTTTACAACGATTCCTCCCATTTTACAGACGTTTTTGCGGTGAAATAGGAAGAAAAAACCTGCCGTTCGGCGTTGGAAGCGTCTGTGTACCAAAACTCATGCTCTACCTTTCCGGGTTCTATGCCTGTCATTTCAGACGAAGGCACAGCCACAACAAATGTATAATCCCCTTCTACGCTTATTTCAGGGTCGGAAAGCGCGAAAGAAAGCGTCACGTCGCCCTGCCGCAAGATGTACAGTGCATCAAAACCATCGAGGCTATCAACGCCGACGTATGTGCTTGAGACCTCATCCCAAACCAGTATCTCAACCGTGAATCGGAGGGTTTCGCCCATGCTGTACGGTGGGCAGAATTCGCAGGTTTCGCAACTCATTGCTTTTTCGGCTTTGTGGCTGCCTTTTTAGGAGCCGGTTTTGTGTTTTTCTTTGCCGGTGCGGGTCTTGTGGTTCGGAATGCCGACATTTTATTCGTCTCGAAGTACGATATTTTGGTAACGAGCAGGGCGCATTCCCTCCGAAGTTCGGCAATGGCCGTGTCAATCGCAACGATACGGTTGTGCATTTCCGTGGTATCCTGCACAATCTGGTACCGGCTCCACGTCTTTAATTCGTAGATTTCACCGTCGATTTTCACGATGGTATCTTTCGGCGTTTCTTCGGGCTTTTGAGCGTGTGCGGCTGCCGTGAAAAGCAGCATTATGAAGAAAATCAGGTGTTTCATGTTAGTTTTCGCCGTTAAAAATGATGTTGAATTCATATACAGTCGATGCTGTGAGCGTTCCGTTGAGCGTGAATGTTATTACGCGCGTAGCGGAGTTGAACGATGAAGAGTAACCGAATCCGGATGCGTTTGTACTACGGGCAAAAATGCCGGATGCACATTCGCCGAACGTGTACTGCGTGTCCAGAGTGATGGTGCATATTACCCCGTTTGCGGTTGGCGATGAACCGGAAGTGAAACGCAACCGCGCACCGTTACCCCAAACAGATGTTGTGGTATTGTCCAGCGTTGGCGAAGTGCCTGCGGCATTGCCCAGCGCAATTGTCGCCACGGTAGCCCCATTCAATACGCTGGAATTATTCGCAAACTGATCCGCGCGGACTTTGCCGCCTACGTCAATCCCGTAAAACCCATTTGTGCCGGTGCCTATGCCGGTTTTATTGACCGCTATGCCTATATCGTTCGTCCTGTATCCAAATTCTACCGTACCCTGCCCGTTGTTATCTGAAGGTCTGGAAAATCGGTGCAGTTTCAGGTTGTCGATGTCGTCATTGTCTATCCCCATCGACCAGTCGGTGGTCGCCTCAGTCTGCCATTTGATAAACGGGTCGTTACTGGTTGCGGTGGGCGAAACATTGAGGGTAATTACCGAACCGCCGCCCGTTCCCGTAGTTGCGGTATTTTTCAGCAGTGCTTCGACGTTGCCGGAAATCATGGAAAGCACACCCGAAAGAACCGTTGCCGTGCTGCCTGTGCCGGATCCTGTTGCGGTGTAGAAATTCGGGCCTACAAGCGATCCGCCTCCGGCAATCAACATGCCCGTTCCAGTCTGCAGGCCGTTGATGTTCAGCGCCGCCGTGGTCAACTGTGTGGCCCCGATGCTTACGGTTCCAGCATTGTCGAACCACATCCGATCTGTGTTATTAGTCTCGACTACCACATCGAAATTATCGTTAGAGCCTATCCGGCGCGTGGCTGCGATGGTGTTGCCGTCGATGAGCCATCCTGCTGTTGCTGGCGAAGAGTTTGTTATTGTAATGGTGCCGCCCGATTGTGCAACACCGATGCCGGTGCCTGCGGCAATAGTGGCCGTTCCGCCGCCTATGCCTGAAATGGCGTTGAGCGATATAATACCCGACGTGGTACCGGAAACGGAAAGCGTTTGCGCTTCGTTTGTTACGCTTGCGTCGGTTGCGGTAAGGGTGCCGGAAGAAATGGATAAGCCGGAAAGGGCTAATGCTCCTAAATCGCCATCGGCATCTGCGCCTACTATCTGTGTTGGGGGGTCAGTTGTTAGATCTGTAATTCTCGCCTCGCCCGTAACGTGTAGAGTTCTTTGGGGACTTGTATTTCCTATGCTGAATCCAGAAGATGTGGTTCTTGTAATATCGCTATTCGCTATCCTTCCTGCTATATAGCCGCCAGAAGCAGCGTTGAAAATGGTTCCATTGCCTGGAACGTCTGCTAAAAATGAATAATTTGTTATGCTTGGTATGATGCTTCCAAACCATATTCCAGGGAATGACCCAAATCCAGATGCAGAACCTATGTTTATCTTATTCGCATTGGCATTGTTGAATATGCCGTTTCCTCCCACAGTTATGTTGCCGGATGTAATAGAGTTGCCTGCTATTTCAAGTTTTTCCGTAGGGTTTGAGCCTGTACCTATTGCGATCCCGTTCGCTGCCAGTCGCGCTATCTCCGAGTTGTTTATCCTAAAATCAACGCGCCCCCCCGATGGAGCATTCAAAATTGTAACGGATGATGGAACATCGCCTAATAGGGCGTAATTTGATAAACCCGCTGTTGTTGGGTCGCCAAACCATATGCCTGGATATGCTGTATTAGCAGATGAAACCCCTACTAACATCTTATTAGATGATTGATTATTTAACAAAAAACTACCATTCAGTATTCCCGATCCAGCCGCTTGGAACAGATAGGAACTGTTTACTTCCGACGATGCACCGATCAAAACCCTGTCCGTTGTTGCCGTCAAATACGTGTACGCCCCCGCGTCTGTCCACTTACTTAGTCCCGCTGCTGTTACCGCTGCTGTGATCGTGTTGCCAGATCGGGTCAGATCAATGCCGGTGCCCTCCGAAAGCGTCACACTACCCCCTGACAGTGACAGGTCAATGTTATACGACGTTGGCCCCGCGCCGCTCGCTGAAATAGTCTGTATTTCGTTGGTCGCGCTTTGATCGGTCGCCGTCAGCGTAAAATTAGGATAGGTGCCCGTTACCGCAACCCCGCCGCCATTGGTGATAGATACCGTTTGATCGGGTGCCGAATTGGTAATGGTGAGGTTTGTGGAAGATGCGGACAGGGTTACACCCGTTCCTGCCGTCACGGTTACGTCTGTGCCGGTGCTGCTGTTTAGGGTAACGGGCGAAGAGGTGCCGGTGTATGTCAGATCGGTTGCGCCGCCGGTGAATAACTCCCAACTGTCGCCGTCGTAATAGTAAACAAGATAGTCGTCACTGTCTTGCCAAAGTGAGGTGGTGTAGATAGCAGCACCGTTGCCTACATCGGAAGGAATGTCGGCGGGTTCGTCTGATTGAAAGGACATTTTGTCTGGAAGCCACGCACCCTCTAACTGTGAATAATGATGCAATACACCGTCGTCATTTATCCACGTCGCCTGCGTGTTGTCTATCGTTGCCGCGCCGCTTGTGAATACGTCGAGCGGCGGAAGTGTGGAGGCTATGAAATCCCGCGTGTACCATACGCCCGCATCATAAGACCAATCGTAACGAATGCCCGTTGTCAGATTGTGCCACATGATCGAGTTTGTATCTCGGGAAATGCGCCAGGCAGGTTCGTGTGTCGGAAGTCCGGGCCGAACCCAAACGATACCGCGTCGGCTTGTCTGGTACCCAAGTTCTATTCTATCTACAATGCCCTGTGAATGGGCGGATTGTAAAAGAAGAAAAAATATGAATGATATAAAATTACGCATAACCGACTTGCCCCTACTTTGCGGTTTGCGGTACAAATATAATGGTTTTATGGGAAATTTAAGTTTGCGAATTCACCATGATGTATTTTTGCCATTTCATCATATGCTTTGGCCGCTTCTTCCTCTGTGGAAAATCCCCTTAATTTTTTCTTTTTACCATCTTTCATCTTAATTTGAACTACGATATATGTATACCTTATGCCGGACGTTATATAAGAATCGTAAGAAACTCCCAGGTACTTAGATTTGCCTCTCGGCGAGATATTTTTCTGATTCTCAGACTTTGTGCAGGTTCTTATATTTTCTCTCCTATTGTCTCTTCTATTATGATTTTTATGATCAACTTGTACGTTTGTATCGAATATTTTTAATATCATTCTATGCATCAATCTTGTTCTCCATACACCATTCCCGTCTGCAATGGCTGTTCTGACATATCCGTCATGGCTAATATGCCACCTATGTTTATTTACTAATTCGTGGTCGCATTCGTCATACAAAACCGTAAATTTTTCACCTTTTTTATTTGTGATGATTAGTTCCATAAAAAACAAAGCGCCGAACAAAATTGCCGTGTAGCAGACGGCAAAATCACTCGGCGCATTTTCCTTTAATCTAACTGCTACTTAGATTGTCAAATGACAATACAAAGATACTAAATACTATGCAAATAAAAAAGCCCTGATCGTTTGAACCAGGGCCGGAAATATAGGAGTAGCAAAGCAGGGTATCTTTATTCCTGATTAAGACAGGAAATTATCAGTCACTTCGGGGAACGTGCCGCGCCATGTGATGGTCATTTGCAGTTTCATCAGTTCGTCGATGCTTTCAGGGATGATTGGGTCGGAAATAAGCGTTATCAAAACGCCGTCGTTGCCTCCAAAAAGGCGTTCCTCTGTACCGAACCAACCCGCGTACTGCTGACCACCGACAGGAATCAAATTATTGAATGCCATGTTTGTATCGCCCGTATCCTCTACGTTGAATGTAAAAGAGTATTTCGGCGTGGTGAACAGCGAACGACGGCGCGACACTGCAATCTCTGTACGTTCAGGCGCAGCGATGCCGCCGATGCCGAAAAGTGTGCGAATGGGGGCAAGCGTTGGCGAAGAAGGCAGTACGGTTGTATTGCTCAATCGGGCTGCCCACTCGTCCGGGTCTTCCCAATCTGTAAGGCTGTCGCCGTACCTGGTAATATACAACTGGTTTATTTCACCAAAGTAGCCGTTAATATCGCATAGATCGGCGCTTGTGGGCGGAAGTACGGTTGTGCAGACAAGCAGGGTAGGAAACATAGCAGTGTTTGTTTTTTGTTTCGGTACTGCAAAAGTCTTTTTGTTTATTTTCGTGGGCAATGAATCAAATTCATTATGTTTTTGGCAGGTTGAAAAATATTTCAAAAATAATTTTATTAAACTATTGTATAAATAAAAAATGGTTGTATCTTTGACCTATCAATAACAATTAAACAATTCAACAATGAACACATATAAAAAATATTGCCCTAACGTTTTTGTGGCACAATGCGAAGAAAAGTACGAAAAAGGGGACGTTATTGTAGTTGAGACCAAATACGGGAAACAAAACGAGTGTATTGTCCACAACTTGGTTGGATACACAGGCACAAAAGAAAATCCGATGTACTGCTACTCAATTACCCGTGCAGATGGGTTTAACTCGCAGGAAAGGGCGGCTGCAAAAGTGGATAAACTGAATGGGTGGGCAAGTATTGCTGACAAAAAAGGCGGCGATTGGATGGAAAAGAGCAATGAGGGAAGAGATTTTTTGAGCCTTGGAGAGCCTATTAAAGTAGGGCATCACAGCGAAAAGAGGCATCGTGCTTTGATTGAAAGAAACTGGCACAGGCTCGATAACGCAATGGAGCAATTCAAAAAGGCAGACGCATACCGGGAAAGAATAGCGTACTGGGAAAGACTTTCGACTAAAATCGATCTTTCCATGCCTGAAAGTCTGGATTTTTTCAAAGATCAACTTGAAGAGGCAATTGATTATCACAGAGGGCTAAAAGATGGTTCTATTGAAAGAGAACACTCATATTCGCTGCCTTATGCTGCCAAAAGGGTGAAAGAGTTAAAATCAAAATACGAAATTGCCAATAAACTTTGGGCATAGCCGATACACTTTAAAAATTCAACATCATGAAAAACTGCACTTTCCCAGACTGCACCTGCCCTATCAGCCCAGAAACGCGGCTGCCTGATTGCAAGGCTAACAAAACGCCTACAAAGCCACTTCCCCGTAAAAAAGAACTTCCTGAAGATATTCGGGTGACACAGGCGAGAGATAATGAGACTGACGTTATTATGACGTATATTCATCCGCTTGATGATTAACTGAGGCTTCGCCGCCATTGGCGGCATACGCGGGATGGACGGCGAAGCGGAGTTATGCGATTATTTTTTCACTTCAAAATCAAAAAAAAATGCAAGTAGATTTCGATAAACTTCGCGAATCAATCCGCACCAATTTCAACGATTTGTGTGCAATTGCAAACGATTCAAAATTCCGGCACGACGAAGAGTTTTTGCTCGTTGACCCTCATGGCTTGCAAATGTCAATTGAGGACTTGAGAAACGATATTGTAACACTCCTATCGCTTGTTAATCCTGAATCTGGAAAAATTGTGGATGGCGATATTGAATCATTCGACCTTGTCAACGTCGAGGTTGAAGATTATTTCGCATAACGGCCTGCACAAACGCAGGCGGGCGAGCGGGCGGGGTGAGCGGGTTGGCTTACTTCGCCCGCTTGCCGTTTGTGCTTTGTTCGACGTTTATTTTATTGGTTTTCAGGCAGTTGTGGTATTTTGAAAAAATATTTTCAACTTTTTTTCAAAAAGATTTGCACAGTTAAATAACTGTAATTACCTTTGTATCATTAAAGAAATTAAAACGGGCGGCAACCTTAATTCGGCACAAGTAAAATGACTATCCTTCCTTCAATCGAAAACACAATTTGCATTGACTTGGGTTTTATCGGTCACAAAGCAAATGAACTTCAATCCCTTTTTGATGGATACAGCCAAGAACCAAACGAATACGGATATTTTTTGAAGTTTGAAAACTACTCCGAATTTGTGGTGAATCAAGGGGTTACGGTTTGGACAAACTGCTTTGAATCTCTTGAGTCTTTCCAAGAAAGACTAATGACTAAACTTTTATTCAAATTATGAATCATAAAGAAAAAAGCAAGCAAGCCCTCCGAAATCTCGGAGTGCTTGCCGAGCGGCACGGAATTACCCAAAGCCGAATTGCTTCCCTGATACCCAACGAAAAAAGCGGTGAACCAATCCGGCAGCAAACGGTCGGGCAGACTTTCGCCGCCCGTTTTCACCCGACGCTGGATACCCTTATTAGGTATCTGGACGCAATCAACGAATTGGCGGGGACTGATTACAGCCTCGCCGATATTGATTACAAAACCGCCGATTGAGTATTTATTTACTCATTTTAGTCACGCCGAACGGTCTGCACTGACGAATCAGTGCAAGGAATACGCAGCATTTCCGGCAGTGCTGTGTTATGCGGATTTTTAACGCCGTGTAAAATTTTAAAAAAAATGATTGGTAAAAGAGTCACAAGAGGCGAACAGACTGGCACTATAACTGCATATTCGCCTCAATACAAAGCTTGTATCACCGTAACATGGGACAATGGGCGCATTGAGGGGTGGTTCGACAAGGACGGAACTGACGGCACGTCAGACAAGCGGAATCATATCTCTATTTCCGCATAACGTCCGCATGGACGCAGCCCCGCCGAGTTGAGCCTTTGCGGGTTTGGTTCGGCGGGGTTGGCGACCATGCTTTGTTAGCCGTTTTACCATTTTCCTGACATCGGGAAAATGGTAAAACGGCTAACCCCAAGCCTGCCGCATTCCTGCGTTTAGCGGGATTTGTCGGCAGGCGACAGTTATCAAAAATTCTAAAATTCAACACCTATGCAATTCACATTCCAACACACAGCCGAAATTTTCCTTTCCGACGAATGGCAGGAAATCGAGTTCACGGTCACAGCCCAATACACACCTGCTTCACGCGGCATTCGTGGGCCTTATGGCGAACCGGAGGAGCCGGACGAGCCTGCAAGCGTTGAAATCCTGGAAGTAACCGACGCTGAAGGCAATTCTTATGAATGGGATGAAATTGAGGGGATTATGGGGGCTGCTGTTGAATGGGCGGATGCTGTAATGTTTACAGCATAAACAGATAAAACATGAAAAAAATACACCATGTTGAGCATCGCTAAAAACTTAGTTCTTCAAAGCATTGAAGCAAACAACTGGAAACCCATTGTTGATGCCGTCAAAAAATGGGAAGCGGGAAACTTTAAAGAACAAACGGCATTCGTTACGCGAATTGAAAACAACCGCGTCGAAGCCGGTCTGGTATAATGTCGGCTAACTGAGGCTTTCCCGCTGTGCGACGCTTAGAAAGCATAGGCGGGAAAGCGGGGTTATGCGGATTTTTCACAATTAACTTTTAAAGAAATGAAATGCGATACATGTGAGTTTAAAAAACTACACATTGGCTTTGGGCCTCCTGACGATTACTCGGCGGAGTATTGCTCAAATGGCCATTGGGTGGGCGGGCCGCTGGATGAAGTAATAGAAGATGACTATTGGGCTAATTGCGCCGATTACAGATTCCAAGATTGCAATGGCGGTGGAGCAGTTGAAATTGGAGAGGGCGAATGCTCTGTTTATCCTCATCCCACATAACGTTGGGGCAGCTTTGCGAAGGCTGCCAAGTAGAAACCTAAATATTAACCGAAGAATGTTCGGCAGCTTTTGCAAAACTGCTTGTTAGCTGCTGCCTTTCTTCATAAAATACGAGATAATGACAATAGAAGAACAAGACGAAAACAGAAAAGAGATTGCCAAATTTGAAGGTAGTATGCTGGTTAGAGATTATCACACAAGTTGGAATGCGTTAATGCCAGTTGTGAAAAAGATACAACGATTAGAAATTCCAGATTTCAGTAAAAAGAAGCCTGTAATGTCAGCACTTATGGACGTTGATATTGATGCTCTTTTCACCGCTGTTTCTGTTTTTGTCAAATGGTATAACAACCCAGTTGCTTCATAAGGTTGCAGCTAACGGTGGTGGTATGGTTAGTTGGGGATTAGATACCGACAACCTATCAACCGAGTACAAACTTAATAAATTGATATAATGATGAATAACGCAGAAAAACCCCAATTAACTATACCACGTGTTATCGGCAGCCTTTCTTTTTTCAATGCCGACAATCTCGAAATTATGCGAGGTTTTAAGGATAATGAATTTGATTTGGCAATAGTTGACCCACCGTATGGTTTAGAGCGATTTAAAGCCAACGATGGAGGCAATAGCAAGAAAATAACAACCTTTGGCGATAAAGATAAAAACTGGAATAACATTAAACCTGATGCAGAATATTGGGATCAACTTTTTAGAGTAAGTAAAAACCAAATAGTGTGGGGTGGTAATAATTTTGAGCTGCCAACAAGCGAGTATTTTATTGTATGGGATAAAGGGCAAATGATGCCATCTTTTGCTCGGTGTGAAATGGCTTGGACAAATTGTAAAGTACCTGCTAAAATGTATGCAAAAAGAAGCCAAGATTTAGAGCGAATACACCCGACACAAAAGCCAACTGATTTATATAGTTGGTTACTTATTAACTATGCCAAAGAAGGGTTTAAAATTTTAGATACTCATTTGGGCAGTGGCTCAATTGCTATTGCAGTAGAAAAAGCAAACCGCTTGGATAAAATGAACTTGCAATTTGTCGGCATTGAAATCGACAAAGAATATTATGAAAAGGCACTCAATCGAATTGAGCAGTACTGTCGGCAAGGTACGCTGTCTTTTTAAGGTTGCCGATAACTCCAAGCCTGCCGCATTACCGCGTTTAGCGGTATTTGTCGGCAGGCAACAGTTATTCGCAACAATTATCAAACGAAACATAGTCCCGCGTAAAGTAAATATCGATCTGTGCCAGGCATCCGTTAAATTCTGTGGGCCACGATATTTGCACCTCAATATCTTTTGCATTCGACCCCACCCCGTATTGGTCTGTGATATTAACCGCCGAAGCATCGGCAGAAAATAGCGGCAGCAGGCTACAAAAGTCCGCAACCGTCTCAACGCCGTACAGCGTCAAGCGCCAACGTTTTTTCACCACGCCGGAAAGCACCTGTGACTGATTAAGCCCGTTTGTTGCTAGGCTTAAATCAGTGATGTATTCGGGCGAAATCAGCACGTTGTAAGAAAACAGTTTTTGAGATGCCACCGAAACAGGCGGGAGCGGCCCTATGGAACAACTATTCACGCACTCAATCCTGACCCGGCTCAAACATTCGCTGTCCGGCACTTCGGAAAACTCCGGAAAATCCGAAATTTGTAGCAGCTCGCTGTATAGCCTGCTTTCGTCTGGAAATTCGATAACAAGCGAATAAAACCCTTCATTCACCACATACGATGCCCATGTTCTTGTGGCGCCACCCGGCGCAAACTTGTCGGAATATGCCGTGAATGTAGTAGCCTGATTTATGTCGACTTGCCCCGGAAATTCTACATACGTCTTACCGTCATAGTCGAATGTATCGAACGTGAAAAGCGCTGTAACGTCGGCACATTCAGAAGGAATAGCGCTGCCAGGGTTACGCGCATCATGCCGCATCAACAAGACTTTTTCCGGTAGATCGCCTGTTGGCCGTTCCATCAAAAGCGGAAGCATCCTGTCATAACGGCATTGTATTGCAACTTGGTGCAGCGCAAGATTGCAATACTGCATCCGGTACGTTTGCTTTGCCGCTGCCTTTTCCCAACTCGAAGCGCCCGTTCCTTCAGCACCCCAAAACGGCACTGCTGTAAGTAGATTTTGTGGATAAAAGAAAGACATATCAGTATTTCGCTGTTAGGGTTAATTCGTTGGTAGAAAGATTCAGGTCGGCGTTTTCAATTTCGCCCTGACCAAGCCGCGTGGTAATCAAACGCTCCACATCAAACTCGTCATCACAGCACTTTTTAACAGAAAATGGCGGCTGTTTTCGTGTGCGCAGGATGGAATCAGGCACTACTTCCTCGCCGTTTATTTTGCCCACTCCTGCCATTTCGTATGTGTGGTAATTGGCATGTAGTTCAGTGAATGAAAGCGGGCGGTTATCATCAATGCAGCGATATGTATCGCCCACAAGGTTTGTAGCCATCAAAAACCATCCTTCATCCGCTACTGCTTCGGCGTTGTCTGATTCCATCGCAAAAAGAAGGTCTGTGTAGAACTGTGTCATCTTCAAATCTGCCTCTCCTTCGCCGCAATAAATTTCTATCGGAACGCCCGCAAAGTACGGGCTGCACTTTTCATCCCGGAAGTAGAAGCGGGTAAGGCGTGGCGTGTCGATGTTATCGCGTTGTAGTTCCCGCGTGTAGTATTCGTTCGTGTAGTCGTTTCCAGGCGCTTCGTAGAAAGAAACATGCTCTAACCTCAAAATATTATCCTCGATACGCGCCCTTACTTTGAACATTATCCAAAGGTCATCCAGTACGCCTTTCAGGTTCGTTGTCCAAGAGGGTTTGTCGCTCTTGTCGGCAGCATCAAAACGTTTAATATCGGACTTTTGAAAGACGACAAGTTGCTGCAAATTTGCAAGCGCTGCCGTGTACGCGCTATTGTCCGGCGCTGCTGTATCGGGGTCGATATTGAAGAAAGTAGAACGAACCTCCATACCACAACCTGATTGATCTATCAAGTACTGCATCATATCGCGGAAAAGGCGACCATTTGCGAATTTAACAGGCAGGTGGTCAGAATCCGGGCATTTCCAGTACAGCGGCGTTGGGCAGGTGCCGTCGATCAGAAACCAGTCTGAAAATTCATCCGGCGGGATAGGTATGCCGCCTTCGCAGGTGCCGTTTTTTTCAAACCTGTGATAGAAAAAGGTGCATTGAACGATAACAGGGCTGGATTCACTCACATACAGTTCGTGGTATTCCGTAAAGCAGTAATCCGGCACTGTTGCGCTTACTTCCTCTATGTGGTCAAAGCATTGCAGACTTTGCCCTGAACCTTCCGTGTATGTGTCCTGAAATTCATAGAATCCGTACAGGTTTACGTACGGCTTTACCTCAATCAGTTCAGGTATGTCGTAGATGTTTACCGTCGCCTTCCAGTTCTTTTTCAAACATTCAATCCCCCAATCAGCGGGCGAAAATTCGGACGTTTTCGGCTTCACTATGACGTATTTCTTATCGAGGTTTATCCTCCATTCGGTTGTCGAGAACTCACCTACCCACCATTCAACCCATGACCCAGTACAATAAATATCGACTGAAACCTTGAAAATGTAGCATCCGTTATCCATGAGCACAAACGATGCCCACGGATTGCCCGGTTCGTCAACATCCCATTCGTTTTTCGGCAGTGCATTGCAACCAATGAGCATTTCACCGCGAACAGAAAGGCGATGGTTACGAAAATCCTTGTCGCGCTGGTAATTCATAACACTATCCCATCCGACAGCGATAACCGCATCCGACAGACCGTAGTCGGCGCACTCCATTCTAACCCTGACTTCTGCCATTTACATACCTTTTTGTTGTGTTCCCTTTTCGGCTTACGTTTCCGTCGAATCGTTCGCGGCTTGTTTCACCGTGTAGCAGGTCGAATATTTTTTGCAGTAGTACGGTGTTTTTGTCGCCTTCGCTACTGCCTTTAGACGGGCCTGGAATACTGCTTCCAAATACCTGTTTTGTCATTGCTGCATGGTCTATTTCAGGCAGTTCGCCGCCCGACAGCGCAAAGGCATGGTAAGCAAGCGCTTTTTTATCGCCCCTGTTGGCAGCGTCTAACAAATCGTGGTATTCACGCGCGTTCTCACGGCGAACGACAGAAAAGCGCTTTCTGTTCCCGTCCGGCGTAACCTGGAATATTTCACCCTTTTCAATCTCAATCAAATTGCCGCCGCTTTCGTGTGCGCGGCCCTTTGCCACAAAATTGTCGTCATCCATAAAGCCGCCGCCACCCGTTCTGAATTGCGTAGCCTGACGGGCTGTGTTGCGCAGTTTTGCAATCGTGGCAACCATTGTGGCAATAGCGCCTATTGCTAATGCTATGCCAGCAAATGGGACGGCAGAAAAGGCGCTGAATAACTGAGCCCCCGCGGTAACAAGGCTATTTGCCGCCACGGCCGCGTCAATGATCGCCTTTTGCCTTGCTGCCTTGCGCTGTGCTTCGATTGCAGCATCCTGCTGTCGTTTGGCGTCGTCGAGGTCTTTCTGCCGTGCCGATACGTTGTTCGCAAAGCCCTGATCTTGCAGATCAAGTTCTTTCTGCAACGCTTCTTCCGCTTTGCGCACATTTTCATCCGCTATACGGCGCTGTTCGTCTGCCGCCGCAATTCTCGCCTGTGTTATTTCGTCGAATGCGTTTTTGACTGCTGAAACGGCGCTTCGCAGTGCCTGATCTTCTTCTCCACCTGACTTAAATCCAAGCAGCTCTATGATGCTTTTGGGCTTATTCCCGTTCGACTGCTCGCCTAAACCCTGTTGAAGTTGCGCTATTTCGGTGTTGATATTCTGAATACGAAGGCGTAACGATGCCTTTTCAGCGTCGCTCAATGTGGTGTCAAAATCCAACGTCCGCTGTAACTGCTCACCCTGAATTTTCAACTGGAATATCTCCCGCGCCTTTGCTACCTGTTTGTTGTAGTCGTCAATTTCCTTGTCCGTTCGCTTTTTGGAGAAAAATATCTGTCTGGAAAGCAATTCTGCCTGCTTAAATGCCGCCTCGTCGAATGCGATAGAAGCGGCACGGGCATCGGAGTTTGTTTTTAGCGCCTCTTGTCGCTTGTTTTCATTGTCGATCTGCAATTGCGTAAGTTCCTCAAACCCGCGCTGTATCGATTCCTTTTCGGCTTCCCTTGCCGCTACGTCCTTTTCAAGTTGTTCGAGGAAGTATTTTGCCTTGATCTTTGCAATATTGTCTCTGAACTGTTTTTCAGCATCGACAGTAGTGATGTGGTATTTGTTCAGTTCTTTTTTGAGCGCTTCGAACCTGAATATCTCCTGTGTTATCTCCTTCGCTTCGCCTTCGCGCATGGCAGATAGTTGCAAGTCTTGTAATTTCTTCTCTTGTGCTGCCAATTGCGCCGCTGTCAACTTACGCCCCTCCAAACGCTTTGCTGCCGCTTCTTTTTCCAACTGTATTTCTTCCGCTGATTTTTGCTTGATGAAAACAAGCGCCTTTTTCTTTCCTTCCTCTGCCAGTTTTGTGCCGAATGCAATATCAGTCACCTGATTAGCAACTTGTTGCGCCCTTCGGTCACTCGCAGCCCCGGTGAGGCTGTCGAGGTAGGTATTGAACTGAAAAAGCCCAGCGCGAAGTACGTTGGAAAAAAAGTCGCCAATGTCTTTTAATATGGGCTTTAGTTTGTTAAGCGTAGCATTCCAGATATTTGGCAGTGTATTGGCCTGTTCTGCTGCCAGTTTTGAGAATTGCGAACCTTCTTTTGAGAGGTTGAAAAATGCCAACTGCAACTCCTCAAAACTAATTTTCCCTTCCGATGCCAGTTTCTTAACCTGGCTCTCCGATACTCCTAACTGCTTTGCAAACTCTCGAATGATCGGAATGCCAGCATCAACCAACTGGTTAATATCTTCGGCATACAAAACACCTGCCGTACGAGCCTTACCGTATATGATTGAAAGTTCTGAAAAGTCCTTTCCAGTGGCACGGGAAATAAGGGCTATACGGTTCAGAACATCAGGAAGTTTGTCAGCACTTTCGCCGAAAGCAAGTAGACTTTGCCCGGCCTTAAATACCTCATCTGCGTTCAGGATGTTTTTGTTTGCCAGCCCTTGCAAATCGGTAACAAGACGCGCTGCTTTTTCAGCGTCGCCCGTGAAAGCGGTAAACGACTTTTGCGCCCGGTCGAATTGCACTGACAAGTCTACGGCAGTCCGGGTAAGTTTAACAACCTGGTCAATCAAAAAAAGAATAACCGTTGCCTTTCCGATTTTACCAAACGCCTCGTTTACTACATCGGCAGCCAAACTACCCTCTTTGCCTATCTTTTTCAGGTTTACCCCAACGGCATTACCCGTCTGTTCCAGTTTTTTCAGGCCTGTTTCAGCCTTTGCCAGTTCTTTCGTGTAGGTGGCAATTGCACGAGGGTCGTAAGCGCTTTTTAAGGCTGTTTTAAGCGTGTCGGAAGCAGTTCGCAACTTCTGATACTCGCTTTTCAGTTTGTTGATGTCGTTCAACTGCTTTACAGCGCCGTCACCTTCTGGCACAAACGACTTTGAAGCATCGCGCCCCGCTTTTGCCACATCAACGATACCCTTTTCGATCTGTTGCAGTCGCTGTTCGTACCTGTCGAGTTTAACAAGAACGTCCGATATGTCGAGTGTTAGTTTGCTTGTTTCTTCTGCCATTGTGGGCCTGCGTGTGTTTGTTCTTTATTTTGCCCGTTTTGTCGCTTGCGCTTTCATTCTTTCCGCTTCATTCTTTTCGCTGATTGAAAGGACGTGAAGCAGCGCTGAAATATCCATCTTTCCCAAATCTGCCCAACTCATTCCCGGCTGCCGATTCATGATGCTAAGTTTTGCTGATGCCCAAAACTTCTGCATATTATCCACCAGTTCTAAGATCGTTTTGGGCGGCTCCTCTTTTTGTCGGTTTTGGCCTCCGCCTGCTGCTCTACCACTTCCTCGCTTTCCTCCTCTGTCTGAAAAATATCGGGGGAATTGCGCGTAAAGTTTGAAACGAAGCCCTCTCTGCAAGCGTCGGCCAAGATAAAAAGGCTGTTGATGTTGTAGCCTTCCTCGTTAAAATCCTGTATCCACGTTGCTGCCTCTGCCGGATTCCAAACCGAAAGATCGCTACCTTCCGGCCTGACAAACAGGGTAAGCGTTAATAGTAGCGGATGTGGTATTTTTTGCTGTATTCGCTCTGCCGATGACGTGGCGTTGTATAGATGTACCGAAGCGTCATACACGTTGTTTTTTGAAAGGGCTACAGTTGCCTTGCCAATCGTTTTCACCAGTTCCGCAGCCGTTGTACCCGTTTCAATTTCCAGCCTTAATTCTTCCATCATCTGAAACCCATCGGCTGTTAGGGTTTCGTGGACAATATACCGCCTGCCGTTGGCCGTAAATTCTTTTACGTCGGGCGGTAAGTCTTTTATTTCTGTTACCATCTACCTGTTTTGCTTTAATTTAGTGTTTGTACCCTCACTTTGTCGAAAAACATCGAAAGGGCTGTGAATGTGATTATCTGCACGGGGTAAAGCCCCAATGAGAAAACTGCAACCGGGAATGCTATCCAAAACGTCATACAAAAACTGCATAGGCCCATCGGCTTGGTTATCGCACTATAATGCCATTCAAACGCCTTTCTTTCAAGCCATTTCCGATACCAGTACAGTATCATGCCATCCTCCATACACCATTGTATAACGGCAATAATGACCGAAACAAGTGCAGCGTTCAGTATGTGACAAGATTGCAAAAGCATCTCAAAAAAATTAACTAAAAATATTTTATTAAATTATTGTATAAATCAAAAATAGTCGTATCTTTGATCTATCAATAACGGTTAAACATTCAACAACATGATACTCGATCAAAAAATAGATTCATTGAAAAACGGTCAATCAGTAGAAATTTCTGCATCTAATGGCATAGTATGCACGGCAGAAAAAAGTACAGATGGCAAAACAATAAGATTCGTAAGAACATATTCTGACGGCTCTTTTACCGTTTTTCACAAAGTTCGCGTTGCTCTTTAGTAGCATACATCTTTCGTTTCAATTACCGGCACATCACACGCAGGAAAATACCATGCCTTTGCCCTGAATGTGATTGCAAATGTTCGATACGGTGCTACAAAAAGCGCGTCATCAGGTTTGAAATTGTACGCCGACCAAATACGCCCTGCATCGACTGAAATGCTTTCAAAGGTGGTGCGGTGTTTTTTGAACACCGTGAAATTCAAGCCTTTTACCGTGTTGATAATTTCCTGTGTCAGTCTGCCCGGCTTGTCGTTTTCGCCTTCAAACTCAATCTTCCTTTCGTCAAACCATACCACTACCCGGAAGCGTACATTCAAGATGCTGTACGTTCTGTGCGTTTCGTCCACCTGAATATCGGAAGGTACATCTACAAACGCAATGCACGTTTCGCTACCATCGGGTGCCATACTGGCAATATCTTCCGGCTTTCCGGTAAATGCGCCGTCTGTTTCCCGGTATCCCTTTGCGCCTGGTATGCGCTGCCTGTTTTCGCCGTTTTGAACGTCGACAAGCTCGGTCAAGCCGCCCGAACGGCTGACAAATGGTAGGTTGGAAAGTGCTGCTGCAATCGTGTTACCTATTGATTCTAGCATTATGGTAGATTCCGGTTTAAGATTCTCAAAAGGCGTTCGTTCAGCGCGTCCGTTATCAGTGCCAATTCCGATTTTGAGTTTTCAGTCAGCGAAGCGCCCTCCCTTTCTGCGTGGGCTTTTAGCAGGAAATCGGTACGGGCATTTTTACCGCCTATCGTTACTTCGGCAATGCCTGGGGAAATAACACGAATATCCGTAACACCGAAACCGCTCCACATTTCGCCCGTAAACTGGAAGTTCTTAATCGACGTGCCAAGCCCATTCATACGGCGAAAGTCCTGATATGAAACTTCCTGCTTTTTCTTCGCCGCATCTCTAACCGCCCGCTCCCCGGCAGCATTGCGGCTTCTTCCAAAATACCGGAATGCCGCAACACCTTTGGTCGAATAGGGGCTAAACTTGCCACCATCGGCACGTTCGCCTTTTGATACAATACGATTTTCAACCAAAGCAGCAGCATCGGCCCCTGTAATGGTGGCCTGTGGCAGCAAGTTAGAAAGCAGTTCCGCTTTTGCCTTTCGGATGCCTTGTATCAGTTCGGATGTGTTGCTCATCTTACGTCATTAATTTACCCATCGAAATACGCGGCCGACACACCACACAGTCGTTTGAATTTTCATCAACAGCCCCAGCAAGGTAATTCATGGCCTCCGCAAACTCCCCCTCCCAAACGCCTGCCATTGACTTTTGTGCGTCGCCTTTCGCCACGTTCGAGCGAGACGGTACGGACGTGACAACCTTTTGATCTACCAGTATCGTCGCCCAGCGCCGTTGGATTGCCGTTGCCAGGGCCATAACTTCCGGGCCTCCACTGTTAAGCATCCGGCAAAATCCTTTCGTTAGATCGCAGCCCACTTCTATCTCCAGTGCAAGGCCGTTCATGTAGGTGCTTACATTGTCAGGTGTGTCTGTGAAGTCTGAAAGGTCATCCCATTCCACGCCACCGGCGATAATGTAGTTGTTCCAAGCAAGCGCCCCGCGATAATCATCAGGCCAAACACCCTGCAACCCGTATCGATTAACGTATGTGATCGGATTCACGCTGGATTTGTTACACGGCGCACAGTATGTTTTGTTCTTTTTTGGTCGGTTTGTTGGGTCGTATTCGTACAGCAGGTAATAGTCCTGACAGGTGTTGAAGTCGTTGAGCAATGGAACTTCAATATTTACATCCGTAATCATTTTACGACCGCCGCCACCCGTGCGCAGTTCAATACGGCGCGAAACAACAGTGCCAGCACCATCGAAAAGCCATGCGTTTACGGTGCCCGACTTTTCAAAATACGTTGCTATGCGGTTGATGCGAAGGTAGCCAGACTGTATAGGATTGGTACGAATGCGAACACCCGCGTAACCGAATGTTGTGTCAAGATACCCGTCGTTTTGTTCTCCCCCTACAAACCCCTGGTATTTTACGTGCTGCTCAACGGCGTTTCGTTTGATCGCAACAGACAGCGACGCAACAGATTCTTTAATTGCCTGCGTACGGGCCTGTAAAACGGTTTGCCATTTATTCGGTACGCTTTGCAGTTCAGAAATAGGAAGAATGTCGGAAAGAAAAAGGCCAGACTTTGAGGTATCAAAAGCAGGGATGGTATCGGCTGCCGAAACGTATGCGTAGTACCAAACCTGATAGTATGCGTTTGCGAGGGGCGAAGTGATGGTAATTTCCTTGCCTGAAACGGAAAATCGGCTTTGCGCTATCTCAACGCCGTTTTCGTAGACCTGTATCTTATTCTCATCGGTCGGGAACTTGTAATCGGCCTCGAAAGTAGCGCTACCACCCGGCGAAGCGGATGCCACAAACACCTCATAATACCATTTCCTCACCGTGTCGTTCCCTGTTGGCAGGTTTGGTTCGCAGTTGCATGTCTCTACGTTTACAATGCCGACAAGTGTTTCAAAGCAATTTTCCATACTGTTTATATGTGCTTTATGTGATGCAAATATAGTGCTTAAAATGTGTTTTAAGCAAAAAATCAACGGCCCGGCGCTACTTTTAGCAACCGGGCCGTTTTGCCTCAATTTAAAAACCGACAATTCACAGCAGTTGCGCTGCTCATGTTTTCTTCTTCATTACCAGCCGCAAGACATACGACGTTGACTGTGTGCCTGTACCATCGACCACAAAACGATAATTGCATCCGTATTGGTTTGGGATCAGCAGCATTTCAGTCGTTGCCGTAGTTGCTGCCGTTGCAGCCGACGTGTTTGCGCTGTTGAGCGCTGTTACCCATCCTGCCGTCGGAGCCGTACTACCTGAATATTTGTAGTTCGTTTCCTCTACCTTCACAGCAATGTTTGCCGTGCCGGATATGCTTGTCCGGATAATTGACAATGATGCCTGGTAGTCAAGCGAACTGTTGCGCAGCGTCGAAGGCAGGTACAGCGTATCGTTTGCGGCGTTCGTGATGGTGTCTTTTGTGTATGTCACTTCGTAATAGTTGCCCGTAGGCGCGTAGTAGAAGTCGCCACCCTCGAATGTGCCTTGCTCCAACGTCGTCGCTTCTGCCTGTGGTGCCACACCCCATTTGAAGGCGGACGACGACACGTAGATGCACAGCGCAAGAACAAGCAGCAGCAGGGGTACTTTAATGCTTTTCAAAGTGTTCATTATTTGTTAGTTTGAAACCAGCCGAAACGAATCCGCCCCGGCTGGCATTGTGATTACTTTGGATGTCTACACCTTCTCAAATGCAAGAATACCAGTGCGGTTTTCTTTTTCGCAGTTGAGCGGGTTGAGCAGGAACGCACCGTTTACGCGGATTTTCCAAGATGTTACGAAGTCGTTCGATGTGCAGGATTCCAGTTCGTGGATGTCGTACCAAACGCCTGGCAGGTTGCGCGATGCGATTTTGTACATCCGGTGTGTACCTGCAAAGTTCTCCGGCGTGGTGGCCCAGAAGTTGCCAGATACGAAAGCCACGGCAGATGGGTTAACCATGTAGGTTTTGCCAGGTGCAGAAGCGTTCAGGCTGATCGGGTCGACAACCCAATCGAACGTGTTACCGTTGCCGAACAGGTTTTGAGCGCCTTTGCCGTCGAGGTTCTGTTGGTAGGCGGCTGCTTGTGCGCGTTGCGTCCAGAAGTTCGTACCGTCCAGAATGTACGGGTTAGAGAACTCCGCAATCGTGGCTGCCAACAGAAATTCAGGAATCAGATTCACATCCCAATCCACTGTCGGAATTTCCCAGTCGCCCGCGTTGTCCGAACCTACCGAAAGTTCATATTCGTGTTCGCCCTTATTCGCCTCCAAAAACGCGATGTATGCTGTATTCAGGTATTCATCCAGTGCTTTCATTTTCAGGAGAAGTTGGTATGCAACTACTTCCTCCCAATTCAGCGGGGATACACGGAAACGCTTGAATGATTCAACGAACCCGGCTTCACGAAGGCAGGACAGTGTCACGTCCTGACTGTTGTCGGTTGCTTCTCCGGATGCGGTTGTACATTCGTCCGAGCAGGAAGAGGTAGACGTGCTACACACTTCCGGCCAGAAGATCGTCTGTGTGATCTGTTTTGCGTTCCGGCCCGAACCTGTGATCTGTGGGCCAAGTGTGATAGTTTGGCGCTGCAATTGACCGCGAAGCGCGTCAACGTGGGCGATAAACTGCGTATTGCGGATCGGGTCACGCCATGCGTTGTTGATCGCAATTTGCAGTTTTGGTAGACTTAAATTAAATGCTGCCATGTGGCGTTAGTGTTTGTTTGTTCGTGGAAAATAGCGGCTCATACCTGCTGTTGCGCCTCCCATGCTTTTTCCATTTCCTGCTGCTTTGCCGGGTCTGCCTCTTGTGTGTACCGATCAAGAAAGTCGTTTTCGTCTTTAAACTTGATCGTAATTGTAGCCCTCCCCCCATTATCATTTCCGGCGTTTGCTGTGGTGTCCTGCTTTTGGATGTCGAAATAATCGGCTGCCGTTTTCAGTACGAGCGTATCAAGGTACAGCGCGTTCCCGTGAGCATCTTCCAGTCGCTTACCGTCCAGTAGTGGAAGCGTACGACCGTCTGCCTGTTTCTGGAAGTCGAAGCCTCTGAATTTCTGCACAAAGTCATCTTCCTGACGTTGCGCCCGCGCCTTGTCGGAAGGAAGAACCGCGCCGGAACTACGGAAAATAGCCCGTATTTCCTTTTCGTTCTCACTCCAACGTTGCGTCTGTTCATACTGCGTTTTCACCTTTTCCAGTTCCGAAGTATGCGCATCTTGCAGCGCTTCGTAGCGCTCATTTGCCGCGCGTTCCAGTTCCAGGTATTCCGGTGTCCGCTTAATGTCATCCGGGTTGTACGTTTTCTGCGATGCTGCCGCCGCGTTAACAGCGCTGCGAAGATCGTCACCCTTTAATTTTCCTTCCGGGTCTGCCTGTGGGAAAAGGGTGCGAAGCATTGCCTCATGCCGCTTTTCAATTCGGGCCTGCGTTTCCTGTGCCGCTTTGTCGTAGATCGCTTTTTGGTCTACGTCGGCAGGTTTTTGCAGTTTTGCTATACGCTCGGCATCCCAACGAAGTAGAATTTCCTGCGCGTTGTCCACAAATTCGCCCGTGCTTTCTCCGGTTGTTTCATCCACTTTATAGAGCGTGGCAATCTCTGTTTCAGGCAGATTGTAAGCCCTCTGCAAAAGGCCATTCAGTGGTAGTGCCATCTGACAATATTTGTTTAGTGTTTGTTACTTTGTTCTGTGCGCCTGTGTGCGTTATCCGGCGTTTACGTCGTCCTGTTCTGATTCATTCACGTCGTCATCCTTCGCGGCCTTTTCGGCTTTGGCGGCCTTAGCGGGCTTTGTCTTTTCGATGTTGGCTTTTACCGCTGCCGGGACTTCAGATTTTACGGGACGTTGGCCGCTGATTGCCGCGTCAAATACTTCTTTCGGCACTTGTCGCCATCCATGACGGTCATCGGGCATAGCATCCCAGGTCTGTACGCTGAATTTGCTGTACTTTCCGTTGCGTTCGGCGTAGATCAGTTTTTTTTCTCTTTTTGCCATTTTTGCAATGATTGTGAGGGAAATAAAAAAGGCCCTATTCAGTGTGTCAACACCAAATAAGACCTTTTGAATTATGAGTTTGTTTATCTTTATTCACCACTATGCACCCCTGCTTTGCGGTGAAAACCCATATTTATTATTGTTAGCGGCGTTCTACTTCATTAACAAGATATACCTTGAAAACTTCAAACGCCGCAAGTGTTTCTTTCAAATTTGGGCGAAAGCGCTTTTGCCTCCGCCATCATTTCACATTTGAAATCATTCCCGTTAGGCATTTTAGCCTAAAACATCTATTTGTTCACATTTTTTTGAGTTCCAAAAACCCCGATAGATTTTCATCTAATCGGGTAAATTCAATACAATGAAAACAAAGTTTCTTACGCCTGTTCAGGTGCAGGCAGTGTTTCTTTCGCCTCCTTCGCCACCTTTGGAGCGGTTACGGCCCGGCTCTCAATCGTCTTTTCCGGCTTTCCGCTTCGGTCGTCCGTGTAGCGTTCAACGATTTTCAGGTGATTAGACCGGGTTGCCATCATGCCGTACTTTTCCACCGTCATAACGGTTTCGGTTCCGGTAATGCCGTGTCGAACGAGGTATGATTTATACTCTTGTTGTGCCATTTTTGTATGGTTTAGATTCCTTCGTTTATCAGATCAGCAGTCATTTTGAACACCGTTCGGAATACCGCTTCATCTATCTCTATTTCATCCTGTATCCCATACCGTTTTTTGAACTGTCGTATGGTTTCCATCCATGATTCGGCCGGGTGTTCGTCGCGCCTGCTGGTTGCATACCCGTAAAAGAGTAGATAAATAGGTGGCCTTCTCAAAAATGCCGTAACACCCATTTTTTCCTCAACGCTTACCTTTTTTTTCTTCTCTTTCACCTGTTTGCCTTGCAAAGTTATGCGTTTTTTGTTAATGACGCTGTTTTAAACAAAAAAAATCGTTTGTGGCGCCTTAGAATGAATCAAAACGAACTTCGTATGATGCCCCAGGCACTTGCCAATCGCTGCTAATTGCAATTTCAGACGTTCCGTAGTCAATCGTGTACGCCTCACATGGCAGCGGCTTTCCGTTCTGTATCACCCAAAGGTGTGTACAGGGCGAGGACGGCAATATTCCGGCGTTTATGTCCGACATATCGAGCGTGGAAATGGTATCGTCCGTAAGCGTCTGGAAATATTTACGGAATTTGATCGTAAATGTTCCAGCAGGTGGCGCTATCGAACCCTGACCATTATTGCCACTCGCATATGGGTACAGATTCCAACGGCGCTGCGGCCATGCGTCGCAATCCCTGCTAATCTCAACCCATCCATTTCCTGGGCTGGATTCCTGTAACAGGTCAAAGGTTCCGCATTCCCAATTGCGGGTTATAGCAGTGCCTCCGATTATTTTGTACGCTATGACCACGATTTGCCTAATTTCAAATTCCAGAAAGTTTGGAGAACCTGTCTATCAATTCCCTAAATATGATATGATAGTCAGCCCCGTATTGCGTTGAGTTCATCATCCAACCCCTCGATAATCTGTCATGCCGCGTTCTTTCCAGTGCATCCAGCCAAAACTCTGCCCTCTTGAGCAAATCAATGTCTGACATTTGTTTAACGACATTGATTTGATCTAAAAGTTCATCATCAAATTTTTCGCCGGGATTCCCAGGGATACGCAACCCCATATCCTGATTTATGCACACCATAAGGTGTTCAATTTTTGCCATTGCAGCACGGGATGCTATAATGGCAAACCCCAAATTATCCCTGTTTTTCTTTTGTTCAGCCGTCATAAAATTGTTTTATTTGTGTTTTAGCATTCCAATAAAACCGCCGCTACTTGAAATGCCTATCTGCATAGCGTGTCCTTCATTCTGATTTATAAAGTCGAGTAGCGCTTGCGTGTTTTCTTCGTTTATGTCGCCGTCTATCGTGTGGTATTTCATTCTCCGTTCTTTACTTTTAAGACAATTTCAATAACTTCTCTCACCGAATCCGCCCTTTCAAACATGTATCTGGCCTCATCTGGCATACGTTTTTTTGACCAAATAATTCCGTTTTGCTCATGTCTTTTAGCAAGTTCTTCAATCATTAGGATTATTTTATCAATTATCGTATTGCACTCCATTTTTTATCGTTTAATTGTTAAAAAATTCACTGTATTTCTCTTTAACCGCCTTCACCTTGTCAGCATCCAGCCTCATCGCAATTTCTTCGCTGATATATCTAATACGATGACGGCAGTTCCACTTCCCACGTTGCACAAGCGGCACATAAGGAATGCCGGAACCTTTGCCGATTAAATCCGGGTCTTTCGGCCACTCCGTTTCGGCTTCAATCGTAGCAAACACCTTGCCCGCTTTTTTGATACAGAACTCCCGGCTGTCTTTGATGATGTCGCCTGAATAGATAAACCATTTCAAATCCAGATTTTCGGCAAACTGGATGTTTTTAACCTCGGCCACCTGATTAAACAGGTCGTACACATAGCCCGATGCACGTCCGGCAAAGTTAGCGTTTACCGCGCCGGGTTGCCCTGACTTGCCACGAAGGAAATCCTTCATTGTTTTCTGCAAGTCCTTCAATGTAGTGTCTGTCTTTTGCACTTCCTGCAAAAATAGCATCTTCGCTTCCTGCCTGACCGCTGGAAGTTGCGATATGTCAGCAAGCAGCCCGCCTTTGATGAGATTGCCGCGTGTGTCAACCCCAAGAGAAGCGCGTAGTAATTCGTTGCTCGTTGCTATGTCATTAATTACCTTTTCGGCTGCAAAGTCCGTGTAGTATGCGCCTGTCATTTCGGCAATCGAAAACAGGTCTGCCACAAATCCCCTCATCAGTGGGTTGATAACTTCAGTCTGCCAGGCATCAAAGGCGTTATCCAGCCTGTAAAGCAGCAGCAGGTTTTGCGTGTTGTTGACGATGATGCCGTTTTTAAATTCCAGTTCCGCGAACACATCATCTACCAGCCTGATAAATAAATCCCGTTCCGCTGTCGATACAGACGAACGTAACGCGGCCTGACGCTTTTCGATTGCATCGGCAATTTGTTCGGCCTGTGCGGATAGGCGGGCGAGAAGTTGCGCGGCGGTTGGCATTGTCAGAGTGGCATGGCTATTGTTGATTTTGATTGTTTGGCTGATTGACAGGTGGCACAAATTGCGGTGTAGATGCCTGAATGTTACCCCGCAGTTCTTTCACCTTTGCATCAATAATTTCCCGCTGCTTTTGAGGCGCAAGGCTGTAAAACGCCGGGTTTGAATACAAAATTAACTCCATTATTTCGGATTTATTTAGGTAAAAGAACTTTTTATCTTCCGAAACAAGCGGGTTATTCAGTGCAACAATTATTTGCGCCTCTGTCATGCCACGGAACGGGTTTAAGCGGTCATCCACCCGGCCACGTTTCAAGGCTTCCGGGTCGTCTTGTAACAGTCGTTCCATGATCTGTACCTCGATAATAGCAGCCGACGCGGCGCTACCTCCGGCATCCCGCAACGACTTCAACTGATCGTACAGGTCAAAGATCGTTTCAAAACCCAGGTTAGAAGGAATGATCGGCTTTGCAAAACCGCCCGGCTCTTTTGCCGCCGCTGCAATGATGCGAGACAGTTCGCCACAAGCAGCGGTTATATGCCTACCGTAGGGCCAAAGCGCATCATTCATCCCCGCTTCGGCGCGATTGTGGAAACGCGCCGTTTGGGCTACCTCCCCTTTTGTGGTAAGTTCGCTTCCGAATATAGCAAGGTTTGCCTTTTCAAACCACTTATCCCAGGATGTGACCAAAAACTGCGCGGCCTCAGGTGGAAAATGAATGTATGCGAACATTCCAGCAAGATCGACCACAATATCATCTTTGCTGTCTGGCAGTGGCACCGTTATTTCTTCCTGTACTGACGTAGGGCGCTGTTTTTTACCTGTCCCGTTGCATACTGTACAGGTTTCGCCCGTTGGGGTAATCACACCCCTGTCGCAGCCCCTTGCATCGCACTTGTCTGCATAACGAAGCGGGATAGGGCTTGATACCAATGCGGATGTCAAATCAACCTCGCTGTTTACTTTCAGCAGTTTCTTTGCAAACGGCAGTCCGGCATGAAAGATCGATAGTTTTGTAGCGCCGTTATCCTCCGGATTGTCGATGAATCCCATGCGAACAGCGGGCGTTTTTTCGTACCCGTGTGGCGCTTTTGGAATGATCGCTTCATATATGGCGTTGTTGATGTTTACCAGCCACCCGGATGGTATTTCGATATTTTCCGGGAACTTCTCATTAAGAGCCGGATTGTTGCGCTTGTTGCGAACAGCAGCGTATTCTTTTTCTGTCAACTGCTGCAATACAACAGTCCACTGTGGTCGATACATCGTAAGGCGCTCCACTTTCTGCTCTGTGTCATCCTCCATTTTAACCACGACCTGACGGCAGGCAAGATATTCAAGATCGGACTGGTCGTATTTGAAGTCGACAGCCATTTCCGATGTTACCTCGAAAGGATACGGTCGAACACGCTCCTTTTTGCCGTCGAAGTCCTTCCATTCCACCACCGTAAAGCAGTTTGGGTCGTATATGTTCCAGTACCGCATTCGCTCGAACGTGTACGAAAACAGGCCCTTTGTGCCGAACTTGTCAAGCACTTCCTTTTTGAAAGCAAGCGCTTTCTTGCTGTCCGTTTCCTCACTTGTTCCTGTTACAACGTACTCTTTCCAGTTCGACCGCTCGATCTTGGCAAATGGCTTTTCCAGCATCAACCCCAAAGCGCTTTGCACTTCTGCCATTATATCCATACGCTGTTTAAACAGGTCTTTATCTTCGCGGCGGGCAAAGATGCGCATGTAATCCTCTATTTCAACCCCTGCAAAGTATGCTTTAAGTTCCCCTGTGTACTCTACTGTATCTTCATAGCCACAGTGATACGCCTTTTCCTTGTCTCTTGCAAGAACAAAAAGTTTATTCAGCGCTTGATTGTTCGTCATTTCTGTTGCCATTGCCCGAAATTAGTTTTTCAAAACGACGGTAGTCATTTTTTAGGATGGTTGTGATAAGATACCGCAAAGCGTCGGACGTGTGCCCGTACTTTTCGTATGTTACCCCGTTTGCTTTTGCCTTTTCCTTTAATATTCCGCCGTTTGCATCGGTCTTGACATTGACGAGGTCTTTTATTAGGTTTGTGCAATCGGAATCAATAACCAACTCTACACCCGGTATTTTCCCCTCGAATATCGCACACAAAAATAGCACACTTTTGCGAACTTCCGGGTTTTGAGTTTGAACCTTTAGGGAAGTATGCCCCGTTTTTTGGTATAACACCTTCTTGGCTATCTCATAATCGGACTTTGCGGCGCGGGTGTCGCGCTTGTTGCCACTGGCATCTCCGTAAATGTAGACATGATCTATCCGTTCGCCCCAATCTACCAAGAACTGCTCCGATACGGCCTGTGTGGTAGCGCGTGGATGCTCCAAACAGTATTCTTTTAGTACCCGTATTTCCAGCGTACGGGCCTCGTCGTCTTTGTAGCGGCACTGTACTACTAATAGAGTAATGTAAGGAACCACGTTCTGATCGTATGTGAGGTGTAACACCCGGATAGATGGGTCGAACTCTAATTTCCTGCTGTGTTTCAGTTTGTCGAAAGTCCAGTATGCCCGCCCGTCGTTGCTGACAAGTGCATCCCAATCCCCTTCGATCATGGCAGCATACATCCGGCTGTCAAGTTCAGACCATGCCGCCCACTGGTCAGCCGTTACAAACGGATTATCGTGCGGCGTTGCTGCAAGGTAGTAGTATGGAGCCTTTAACTTGCCTTCTCTCGAAGGCTCGTAAAACACCTGTCGCGGCCATTCGTTTGTAGGGTTGAAGGTGAGAAATACAAAGGCAGGTGGCATAGGGTCGATGTACCACGAACCGGCGCGTTCTATCGCCTTTTGCCAAAGTTCGGGGCTTGCTTCTTCGCCCTGCTCGATGAATACGCCGTTCGTTTCAAGACCAAGGAAGGATTTTAATTCCGGGTCTTGCGGCTTGCTTTCGGCTGTGAAGAAAATAGTGCTGCCGTTGGGGAAAGTTGCATGCCAGTTGCCGGGATCTTTCTGAACTTTGATATGCGGGAACAGTTTTTCAAACGATGGGATAGTGGTTTTTTTTAGGTCTGGAAGCGTAGCGCGGATGACGTGCCAACGGGAGCCTGGAAACTTTTTGCACAGTATGCCCAAAATGAACAGCGTACAAAACGTTTTGCCTCCTCTTACAGAACCTCCATACGCAAAAAACCTGTAAGGCGTTAAGCCGCTTGCAGCGGACATAACATCGTTAAAGTATTGCGCCTGTTTCTTGTTGCGCGAAAGGTCGATTAATGGCGCTGAACTCAAACCTCTATCACTGTGCCGTCTGGCAGTTTGTATTCTGCCTTCGCATCTATGTTGGCATGCACTTCTGTTGTCTGCAATGGCTTCCCGTGTGTTCGGTCGTGGATTTCCTTAATGGCGTTAATGCTTACGCCCTTTGATTCACCAGCCAGCGTGTCGTCACCTTTCAGGGCGACAGCATACAGGCGAAACATGAGAATTTCCTCGCGGGTCATCTCCACAACAGTACCGTCCGGCAGGGTATACTTCTCAACGCCCTCCAAAAACTTTTTGAATTTGGCAGATATGGTGCTACTACCTTTTGGCCGTCCGCCACCTGGCAGCGGAGGGTCGCCCTTTTCCATCATCTTTAATTTTCCGCCGTTTCTTCCTTCTTTTTCGTACATAGCAACGCTTTTTTTACGGTATTTGAAATGTTTCCACACCACAAAGGTATGTTAATATACCAAAACAAAAAAGACCACCTTTTTAGGCAGCCTTTCATTGTTGTTTTTCCTTCACTTGTGATCTACATACGACCTTCTCAAATACTCCTTCGCTTCTTCTTTCGTATCAAAAAACAGCGACTTATTCAATTGCTCGTATTCGGGTAGGTAGTGTGCATGTACTTCGTCTTGTATCAGCAAACCTTTTTGTGCGCTGTCGATCATACCGTGCAGTGTCGATATTTCAAACAGGCGTTTGCCAATGCGAGATTGAAACCATTGCTCACGCGTTGTCTGTTGCCCCTGTTTCATCTGCATGTATTTTAATTGTGGTTTTATGCCCATCTGTTGAAATGGTGTATTCATTCTGACTTAGGAGCCTGCCTCCTTTTATAATAACAGGGCCATTGCTATTAGGCTCATCTTTTCGCATGGCAATGGCTGCGCATTTTGAAACCTGGCTAAGCACTTCCAAAAATCGGGCAAACTCTTCCATTTCGATGCGCAGTTTTTCCATGCGCTTCTGTTGTGCCTTTCTTTTCCTTCGGATGCGCCAAAGTTTTATCGCTCTGAATATGCCTGTGAGTTGAGTGATTGCCAAATAGAAAATTTCAAATGGTGCGAAAAGTTGATTTTTATGTTTCATCGTTTATCGTTTTTTCAAGTCCAGTTATTTGTTTTTGAAGTTCAGCACATCCCTCATAATCTTCCGCCTGTTCCATTTCTGTCAGTGCGCATTTCATTGCTGCCAGGTGGGCGCGGCGAACGGTGTCGACAGCCTTTTTTAGTTCGGCTTCGTTGCTGTCTGTTGCCTGACTAAAGATAGTGAGTTCGCCGGATATTATGAGGATTTTTGCCATGTTATTGCCCTTTGGGATGTTTCAAATTTTGTCCAGTGGTTTCCGGGAAATTAAGCCTTGCAAATTCACCAAACACTTCTATCGCTTTTCGGTCGTATGCGTGGGCTGCCTGTTCGGGTGTGTCAAAACATCCGATGTGAATTTGTATGCCGCCAACACGAATATAAGCATCCCATCGTTTTGACCTTTTGCATACTCCCTTAAATCCAGACGTGTTTCTTTTGCTCTTTTTTCGGTTAGCAGAATTTTGCGAATTGGTGCATGGCCTTAAATTCATTCGCTGATTGTTCAGTCCATTCCCGTCTATATGGTCTATCATGGGACTGCTCAAAATCTCTCTGTGCATCAATATGGTAGTCTGCTTTCCGTCCGGGTGGCGCTTGTTGCGCCTTGCGTATTTGCAATTCCCCTTTTGATGCAGCGTCCATTTGAATTTTGATAGGCGTTCATGGTCATCTGTGTCAACAATGGCGATATGGCCGGGATATACAGGTATTGTTTTCATGGGCTACTTTTTATTTTCCTTCAAACTATTCACATAGTTTTTCACCGCATACCAAGCGGGCTTTTCCTGCCAGTTGTTCGACTTGTTGCGAAGGATGCCGGACGTTTGCCAAAGGCCTCCGTTGCTACCAGGTTCATCTGCTGCCATGAATGAATAGCATCGTTCCACCCCGGCAGCAAAATACGCCTTGTACGTTTCTACCAAAAGCCGCCCTTGTGCTTGCTCATCCGTCGTTCCGTATTTCGAGCCGTCTATATGCATCCACGATGGGGGCTTGCTGTCACACCCAAATTCGGTTATCCATAGCGGCCTATTTATGCTTTTGCAAAACTTAATAACCTCGCTGATATAGGGGAACCCTTTATCGTTTTCTGGGAATGTTGCGCCGCTATTCCACCATGTAGGGGGCCAAACGCTGTATTTGTTGCCTTCGTGTGTGTAGTAGTGGCAGTTAATAACATCGGGCCACTGTTTACCGCGTCGCTTAAATTCAGCATCCATTTCTTTCAGGTATTTTAAATCAAGTCCTGTAAGCCCGGCCATAACTATTTTCATGTTTGGGTCTGCACGTTTAATGGCATCTATGACAGCGATAAGCATAGCAGCGTGTTCGATTGCATTCATGTATTTTGGAGTGCCAACATCCCACCATCTATCCATCTCGTTCCCTATCTCAACCGCTTTTATCAGATTCAGCCCCGACTTTTTTACATTCCGAATATCGTTATTCCATCGTGGCGTAACATCTACCCGCAAATCAGCATCAGGATGCACTTTTGACCCGTATCGGCAAACAAACTGATACCAAAATTCGGCGTAATCGGCATAACTTTTCGGGTCTGTTCTGTCCGCACCTGGTTTTATTGGCGGGTAATCATTCGATCCGATGCCCTGCGAATATCCATTGTGCCAATCCGGCGTTTGATTCACACACGGTAGCACGTCAATGCCCAACGCCTTTGCCCGGTACAGGTAATCGTCTATGCCGTGTGCGTATTCCGTTTCTGCCTGATACATCGGCTGCACGAATAAGCCGCCCGGCCTCCATATCCAACCGGCAGCAACGTAAAGGCGTACGGTTGAGAACATGGTTAGTTTTTCAAGCGGAACCCAGGGCAGGGTGTTTATGCCGATACCTGCAATCCATCCCGATGTATCGGCAGGGGGTATGGGTGTATTTATTGGCGTGGTGTCTTTTGGGGGCGTTGCGCCCGAAGGAATTACCACTTTCAAAAGCATACTGCGCGTGCCGTCTTTCAGTGTGGTGTCGCCCTGTATGGTAACTTGTGGTGTTTGGGAGACAGAAACACCAATCGGAGCCTGATATTCGGCAGGTGTTGCAAATGACTTTGAAAGGCTTTCGGATTGCTGTTTTTGTTGGCAGGAGAAAAACAGGGTTGCTAAAAGCAGGGAGGTGAGTTTTAGTTTCATGTTTTTGGATTTAAAACTGAATCGGCGACATTTTCAGGGACTATGTATGCTTCTACAAAAAATGGATCGGTACATTCTGGTCGAGCCATAAAAACTACCTCATCAAAAGACAAATGCCTTGCGAAGGCAGTGTTTATTTTGAAGCAAACCTCATTTATAACCCTCACTTTTTCAATGTCATGAAACAAGCATTTATTGTTTGAGCATATCCATTCATCGTGTTTAGAATCCTGAATTATTTTTTCGCTACCACAAATCGGGCAATAGTCTTTTATTTTCATGTCTCATCTAATTTACTTTTAACTATTGGGTTATCAATAGCAGGAATTTTAATGTGCGGAAGCCCAGGCATATACCTAACTACTTTCAAAACCAATTTTTTTTCGCCTGCCTGCTTAATCATATTTGCAGTTCCTTTACTCTCTCCATCCCAAAAGCAGATACAGTGTGTCGCATATTGGGCCATATGCCCGTTTCTTATTGGCCCTGCTTGTGCGCCAAAATAACTCCATCTTGCCGGGAACAATGCAACTGGAATACCATAGGCGGCGGCAAAGTCTTCTCCAAGTTTATCCGCTCCATTTGCGCATCCTGAAACAATCTCAACTTCATCGAATGAAGTAATTTTATTATATCTTAAAAACTCAAAAACTTCGCGCTTAAGCATTTCAAAGTTATAGAAGTCCCTGCCGCCAGCGATTATCAAACGGATAGTATATTTTTTTGTTTCTCTATTTGAATCTTCCATATTTTAAGCCTGTGGCGTTGTTTTGCTGATTGAAGGTGGCTTTTTTTGACTCTGGTTTGGCAGCAATGAATCGGCATCTTCCAAAATGTCACGCTTGGCGGCTTCTAATACGCCTATGATCTGGAATATATCTGTGAATCCGTTCACCTCGTTAACAAGGCGGGCAACTTTCCCGTCAGTTTCGATTGTGATGGTTATTTGCTGGATGGGGGTGAATTTGTTGCTCATTGTTCAATTACGGTTTAGTACCTCCCAAAATTCGGCAGGCAGGTGAACATTATCAAGATCGACAGCCTTTGCAAAAAGCGGCGCTATCTGTTCAGGTGTGTATCCAGCAAGACCGCATCCTATTTGCGTGACAAGAAAGGTTTTTGTGGAATAATGTGGAACGCAATGCAGAAACAAATCAATGTATTTTTTAACAATGTCGATAGAGAGCGTTTCGATTTTCTTATCCTTTGTGGGTATGGCATAACATTGGCCTGTAAATCCGGTGCCTTGCCCATGTTTTGCGCCAAACAACTCAAGCGCCGTTCTTGCTGCTCCGGCCCCATGTATTCCGGCCTCGTTGCTTCCAAACACAAATATTTCATCCGGCATAAGCCAATCAACTACTGGCGGGGTTACTCTTGATTGGTATTGCTGTGTGATTTCTGATTTTTCGCGTATCATTTTACAATCATTAAAAGTAACAAAATGCCACCATAAAACAGCCAAAACAATCTTATGATGACGATACAAACTTTTAGGAATGACCGAACGGCAACGGCTTGCAGTTCTTGTTGGTAATATGATCGATGGTTGAGCGCTTCAACACGCCCACCCGTGTTAGCCCTTATGGCATCTGCAATATCATCATGTCCACCCCACTGCAAAATACCTTGTGAAACTTGCGGTTCTTTTGGGGATTCGCCAGAGAAATTGATGCCATATATTTGATACATGTCATCAAATGACTTATATGAAGATTTAAGCCATGCATCCATTGTCTTTACCTCGCTTTCAGAATAGACTATTTTATCTTCAAATTGTGGCGGCTTAATTGGCTCTCTTTTTTGGGAAAACATGCTTCTACGTCGGCTAATAAATATTTCTGTTCTTTCATCATTCACTTTTTCAGGGCTAAATATCGTCTGCTCTTTTGCTATTGCACTTTTAACGTCAGGTGGGTCATCCCTTTTTATTCTTAGATTTGGCTTTCTGGATTCTACAATTTGCTGAATCTCATAGAGCCTTTCAATATCGGTTTTTGCCTTTTCCGATTTGGCAATTTCCATTCGTCGGGCCTGTTGAAGTTTTACCAATTCCTCAGCATTCATATCATTTTGCTCTTTAAAAGCGGGCCACGCCATGAAAACGCAGCCCGCCAAAACATCAAAACGGATTCTTTATTGCCCCTCTGCCGGGGTTGCAGCAGCGATAAGGCTGTTCACCGTGTCGTTCACCTGCTTACCCCATGCAATTGAATCGACTGCCAGGTTGAAAAGGTTTTCAACAAGTTCCTGATTTGCGCCGGTCACGATTTCCGCAATGGCGGCTTTCGCTTCCGTGCGCTGTTCTTCGCTCATATCAGGCAGGGTAACGGCATACAGCGAAGCAAGACGCATAACTCCGATGGCTACCTGTGTCGTTTCTTCATCGTTCAGCCCTTCGATTTTCAAGGCTTCACGGTACAGCATACCAAAATTTACGATGGTGCCTTCAAATGGGCCTTCCAGGTCTGAATTGGTGAATTTGATTGTTTTTGTGAAAAATTCCGCTAATTGGTCAAGCATGATTTTTTGCTTTTTGTGTGAGTGATTGTCAGGTAAAGATACGGAAAATTGTATGGATTTCTACTCGACAGGATTGTGATGTTTGAGCACTGAAGCAATAGCAAGCATGGGGTCTGATTCCATTTTATTGATAATGCCTTTAATAGCAAAACCGATATAAATGGCTTCCAAAAGATTTTTAGGGCTTATGTCTTTTAACACACCCTCAATCACTTTTGAAGTGATGGCATCATGCTCTACAATTTGGCGAATTGCAGAGTCGATAATTTTTCCATGAATTTCCGAGGAAATGCCTAAAGCGTCGTGAATGTTTTCTGCATCATGTTTAAATTCAAAATTTTCCATTTTTAATGTTTTTAATGGTTGAAAAGATTGTATTTTGTAATTATGGTCTGGCAATTTCAATGCCTCCAAAATAATGATTCACTACCCGACACGGAAGCCCTTGTTCGCACGTTCTGAATAGAACGGCAATATACCCGGCAGCGGGGTTGACAACGATGCTATTCACAGTTTGTGTTTTGGCTTCCTGAATGGTTTGAGCCTGGTATATCAATTCATTTGTGCCGCCCTTAAACTGTACTGTTTCATTGTAGAATGGTGGCGCTGTGCTGGTTGGGTCTACTGTGGTAATGGTCAGTTTAGCGCCCTGTTTTTTTACAAGAACTTGCAAACGTGCCGTTGACGTATCGGACAGTTCTTTGTATCCAAAACCGCCACCTGCCAGGCTGTCAAGTTTGTATGTGATCGAAAGAACAGTGTAGTTACCAGCGGTTACAAATTCGTAGTTGTAGTCACGGGCTGTCGGCGGATTTTGCTTTGTCGCCGTGCTGTCGGGTTTTGCCGATTGAGCGGCTGCAAAGTTGAAAGAAAAAAAAAGGAATGCGAAGAAAAGAAGTAGTGGTTTCATGTTACATTATTACATCCTCTCGGATTTTGTAGGCTGTTACGCCGGTTGAAAGCATTATATCGCCCTTGCGTGGGCCGTGTTTTTGTGAGGCTGATTTTATTTCAGGGCCGTGACCGCAAACGACCTTTGGATAACCACACCAACAGATATTTTCGGGTCTGCCGTCGCGGGTTTGTTGGATGGTGATGGATGAAATAGGCATGATGTAGCGGGTTATACAGGTTGAAGATGAGTTGAAAAAACGTCGGCCTCTACAATTGCCTTATCAAACACCAAAATGTTTGGGTCGTCAAAGCCAAAAATAGACTTACACAGAAATGGTAGTTTTAGTTGCCTGGGGTCAGTTGGTGGCGGCTGTCGGTCGGGCCTGTCATTGTCATTGTCGGAAAAAAATCGGCATTGACTTGGAAGTTCTGTTTCGGTGCCACCCATCCAAATGGATACTTCTTCGGGTATCTTTCCGGTTATGAATCCAACGCCGAGCGCATACTCGCCAAAGCAATTTAGCCCGCTCAATGTTTCGGACTTGCCGCCGTCCTTAAAGTTTTCGTAGCCTTCCGGGTCATAGCACATCATTGCCTTTTTGCATTCGCCACAATTGCTGCAAATCCAGTCAACCGCTTCGCTTCCGCTGGAGAATGGCCGGAATCCCGTATCGGCATCAATGCCTTCGTGAATTATTTGTACTGCGTATTCGGGTTTCATCGTGTGTCTTTTTACCGCCGCGCCTCATCATTGCCCGGCGCGGCTTGTGAACTATGTGGAATCCGGGGGCAATGCCGGATGTTGATGGTTAAAACAATTCAATCGGTTTTGGCGGTTCAGGTTTTGGGGCGTGAAATAATTGCCCTTGTGCTTTGTGGCGCTCAAATCTTGCTACACCATCCCGGTAGTAGTCGGAATCCAATTCGGTTAGATCGAGGTCAAAGCCAAGATCGAAACAGGCGATTGCGATGGACATGGAGCCGCCGTGCGTGTCTAAAATCCTGTCTCCTGGCTTTGCATAATTGGATAGAAGCCATTTGTATAACGGGACCGGCTTTTGGGTCGGGTGAATTTTTCCTCCATCGTCTTTCCCTCTAAATCCGCTATATGGTATCCTTGCCTTGACGAGGGTTTTATCGAAAGACGTCCACGCCAATTCCCCGTCCGCGAAATCTACTCCAACCGGCACCTGCTTATCCCAAAAAATCCAAGATTTTGTCAAAGGCAGGGGGAAGTAGTTGCCGCCCCATATAATTTGATTTTTAGACACCCTCGCCAACTCAATAAAGTAGTCATCCTCTGGAATATCGGAATCCCACTTTTTTTCCTTGTGAATCTTTATCTGTCCAGCCCGCCGCCCCATGTTCATATTTATGTTTATGCCATACGGAGGATCGACAATCGCCAAATCATAATACCCATCCGGCGTTTGCCGCATCAACTCCATGCAGTCGCCATGTATCAAATTTATTTCCGGTGTCCGTATCATTCGGATTGCTTCTAAATGGTTACTTAATTACGCTTGGAAGTATCAACTTCTTTGCCACGGCTTGCACTTCCGGTTTCTTGTTCGGCCCAACCGCGAAAGGTAGTTCAACCCCAACCGGCTGCACCCAAAACCAAAAGGCATCATCCTTTGCGCCTTCCCATGCTGCCGGGTAGCATTCAAGCATTACCCTGTCATCTCCGTACACATCGTTTTTGATGCGGTTCTTTTCGGCCCAGGTCAGGCGCTTGGTATTCACGGCTACCATTGCCCGTATCGACATTAATTCAATCACGCCAACGTTTGTCTGCCGGACGTGGATAGATGCGATGTACAGGTTGTTTGCCAGGACGCGAACGCAGTCATCGGGCAGTGCCTTTATCTTGGTCAGGTCAACCGGCATCATGGGCTGGAAGTATTGCGCCTGTGCTTTTTGGCGGGCGTTGCCGTGAAAAGAAAACGATACCGGATTTTTTTCATAAATGCCGTTACCTGTGAGCGGGTTTTCCCGTCCGCATCTTTGATTGCGGAAGATTCATCACAGATAATACAATCAAAATCAGATTCATTAAGCAAATGTATGCGTTCATAGTTGCATACCACTATTTTTGATTGAAGTTCGCCTTTTCTGAAATGGCTAACGTCGTCAATTCCAAATTTTTCGGCTTCTTTTAAAAATTGGAAAGCAACAGCAACGGGGGTAAGTATTAAAACCCGTTTATTGTGGGCGCGTAAATAGTTGGCAGCAATGACCAATTCGATAAACGTTTTCCCCATGCCAGTATCAAGATAACCAGCTCCGCGCCCTTTCCTGATAAGCCTGTCGGCTGTATAAGCCTGATAAGGCTTCATTGTGTCAGGTATCCACAACGGATCAATACCAAAATTTTGGGGAATATGCCGCTTTGATTCCAAAAAGCGTTCATATTCGAGCATTGTTGAATTTTCCATTTTATCCGTTTGTTGTTTTGAATCATTCAGCAATAATAAAGCAGTGTTCGCGTTTCTGATTCAGGTCTTTGTATCTCACAAATAAAGACAAAACTATCTGACCTAATCTCAACTTCCCACGGCCCGCATATATAAAAATTGCCGTTTGCCGTGCGCATAAGCACGGCCAATTTCCCATCTACTTTAGCCCAAAAATGGGAATTGGGTTTGATTTCGCTGTTATTCATATTATTCCGTTTGTTGTTTTGAATTACAAATGTAATACACTATTGTAAATTATCAAACACCTGCCAAAGATTTTTCTTTCACCCGGTACGCTTTAACATCCGGGTAAACAATTCTTGCAAACTCTATCTCACCCGATGCAAGCGCAGTGTCAAAATATTCCGCCGATTCAGGCCCGCTCATGTCGTATTTTTGTCTCATTATCCGCTCAAAAGTGTGGCGGATAAAAAGTTCACCTGATCGGAATACAGAAGAAAGCAGAATCTTCTTTTCCTGAATTTTCGGCTTTGCCTGTTTCTTTGCCATAGTTGCTACATTTTAAAAACAAGCATTGCAGCATCTCGCTTTTCAGAATTGCCGCCTTTCGTGCCTGTTATTTTTTGAAACATCTTTTCGTCGTCTTTCCAGGTGTTCGGAGAAATTGGTTTTTGCAGGCGATACGGAATTTTTAACCACTCCATCAACTCCACTATATCCATTGCCCGTTGGTGTCCTCTGCCTGTATTCTCACCCGTCTTGGCTGCGTGGGCAATTGGATTTTTCACCTTTGCCTTTTTCGGTACGCCGTATAGGTGCCAGTTGCTTTTGTTCAGGAATCCGGCTTCAACGACAACAAGCGCAATGCTTTCGCGCAATTCGATAATCGTGTCGAGCAGGTCGGGCAGTGTGAGCGACGTAATTTTTTCAAAACGCTGTTCGGGCTTGTTCCAGATTGCGAAGCCTGATTTATCAACGTCGGGGTCAATTCCTATGTATAGATGTTTCAACTACAACTGTTTTTTATATTCCTGAACACTGACTAAAATTTGCCTTTCTGCCAATTTTTTAATCTCCTGATTAATAGCGTCGATTTGCTTTTCTTTTTCGGAGATTTGCGCCTGAATTTCATCATTTGCCTCGTTGTATAGAAAGTAATCGCGTTCATAGTATTCCGAAAGTTGTTGCCCATCATCAAATACAAAGCGCCCGTCTTTTCGCCTTCCTGTTATTAGTTTAGGCTCCGATAACACATGGCCATATCTTGTTCGATATACCAAAAATGAAGTAAAATTTTCATTTTCTTTTATGTAGTCGTCAATCCATTTTTTGCAGGCTGCATACGAGCGTTTTTTTTCTTCTCGGTCGTATTCGTTTGAAACTGTGTAGAAACTTTCCGATTCAATGTCAAAGAAAATTTCAAAGTTGCGATAGGTTTCAATTGATACTCTCATTTTTATTGAATTTTAAAATTTAAAAAGGAATGTCTTGGTCATCAAAAGCAGGCCGCGTAATTCCGGCCATTGGGTTATACCGCTCAAACTCATCGACAACGGGTAGATCATGGAACCCGCGTATCCAGTCGAATTGACAGACATATACACCTGTACCAGTGTCACGCCCCTTGCCCCTATGTATGTCCGCGTATGCTTTCGGGTATGGATTGCCATTAGGGCCGTTTTCAATCTTCACATGCTCAGGCCTATACGGTAGTTCTACAATCGTAGCATCGAAAGAAAATTCAGAACAGTCTTTTATGTCAAAAATTCCCGCTCGCCGTTCGGGCTTATTCCAAACGTCCTTCAATACCTGCGCCATTACCATGATCGGTATTTTCAGTTCCAAATTCAGGGCGCGAAGTGTTGCAGATATTTCTGCAAGTTCGTAATTCCTACCTCCCTTGTGACCTCGCACTTTCATCAATTGTGCGTAGTCAATTACGGCTAACTCTATACCATGCTCGTATCTTTCTTCACGGATAACAGAAACAGCGTTTTCCAGGTTTCTGCCGGGATTAACCGACCTGATAGGAAGTTCCTTCACATGCTCCCAGGCTTCTTTGTACTGCTTCATTTCCTGCATAGTAAGATACGAAAAATCCCGCTTAAACCCTTCGCCTATGTGCATCTGCCAAAGCCTTTTCTGAACTGACTTTGGTGCGTTTTCAAGGTTGACGTACAGGCATGGGTGACCCTGTGAAGCGCTGTAATACATCTGATTCAGCGCATAGTAGGACTTTCCGGCCCCTGTGAGCATCGCCACCACGATATAATCCTCCGGTTCGTAGAAATACACTTTTTCACGCATAGAGCGTAGAAATGGCTTGATAGGATAGTCGAAGATTTTACCTTCCATCGAAGCAAATAATTCCGCCTCAAATTCCTGCCTGCCGTCGCTTCCCTTCACTGATGCTGCTGCAATCGATTTTTCGCGCCGCATCTTGTCGGCCATGCTGACAGTTTCGAGTGCCGAGTATCCATCCAGTAGCCAATTACCAACACTCGAAGCAATCTGTGTTTCAACGTACCTGCCGTAAGCATCCAAAAAGTATGCGTATGCGGTCGGTAAGTCCATTTCGGAGTGCTCAAGCGAGTAGTTGTAGTATTCGCCTATGTATTCAGGATTGATCGAGGCGGCAACGGTGGCAGAACTATACGAAGCATTACGGCTGTATTGGTCTATGCACTCCAAAATGATATGCTGCCAAATTCCATGCGAGGGCCGTATGGCTTCTTTCTGCACAAACCCCTGTATTCGGTGAAAGTTGTACGGCTCACCAAGCATACGCTTTGCCAGCATTTCAACCGATGTCTGGTACTGGTTGAAAATGGTTTGAATGGCATCGTTTGTCATACCACAACCTCAATTTCCTGTTCCTTACGTTTTGCGTATTCAGTTTCCGTTTCTTTGGCTGCCTGTTCGCATGTTTCATCTTCCTGCATTTCGGTTGCATCCTGAACGGGGGCGAAGTATTGGTAATCATATCCATGCATCGGATCAAATCCTACCAATGATATATTTTTTTCATTGGTTTCAAATACCGTATAAATACAGTTTTTTTTAGGCTGTTGGCATGGGATACCTAAATCATTCGACCATTCACCATCCACGATACATACCACTCTGTCGCCTGGCGAAAACGGATTCCCTTTTATTTCATCATTTTTCATCGTGCAATTTTTTCTAAGTGAGAAATGTATTTTTTTACTTTTTGTCGGGCTGTTTCAATTTCGCCCGCTTCAAAATCGGAAATGATGCTACGGACATATTCCAGTTCTTTATCGCCTCTTTCAATCTCTGCTTTCCATGCCTGCTGCTGCCAATATTGCAGGTTCGACAGGTAGGCTATTGATCGGCGGAATGCAGAGTGATGTTTCGGGTCAAAACAGTTAATTGCGTTTTGGGAATTTTGGAGGAAAGCGTTGTCGATTGCTGGAATATCAAAACACAATAGTTCCTGCTCTTGCCTTGTTGGGTTGTCCGAAGTGGCAAACCTAAATCCGTCTGTACATTCTGACAGGATGGTGTATTTAATTACCCAGGCTTGTGCAGGTGTCATGTTTTATGCTGATCGTATAAATTCAGAAATTTTTTCCCAAAATTCGCTTAAGTCTGCATCCGGCTGTGTAAGAACCAGCCGAAAACTATTTTCTAATATTCTACCTGTCGCATCAAAAGCCACCCTGTCAATATAAAGGGAGGGGTAACCATCAATTGCCTTTTCGTAAAGTTCCACTTTGTCGGAGTGAAAATTTGTGATGTGGCGATGCCCTGTTGGCAAACCCTTGCAAAAATTGCGCGCTGACATTGCTTCGTCTTGTGGTTGCCATTGAATTGGATTTTTCATTGTGTTGAATTTTAGTAGATGTGAAAACTGTTGCCTGCCGACAAATCCCGCTAAACGCAGGAATGCGGCAGGCGTTGAGTTATCAGAGATCAGAAAAAAACCATAAATAGGCCAGTTGCCAAGGCTGCGTTATTGTTTGCGTTCCGGCCAAATGACGGGAAACGGTAGCGTCGTGAACTTTAACGCCTTTTTCAGCAGCCCACCGGATAAAGTCACGGGCCGTTTTTCCCGTGACTTCAAAGTTTTGTTTTAGTTCGGTATGAGTCATCTCTTAGAAGGAAATTGCAATGTATTCATCAAGAGGGATGCCCAATTCATTTGCCCGGCTTAAATGTTTTTGATAAGGCCAAATGAAATTACAAAACGCATCGGTTTTCGCAGCGATAAAGTCAAACCTGTTTTCAACCCCCAAGTCAACCAATTCCTTTCCAATCGCACAAACAAACGCCCTGTATGGCCTAACGCCCCAATGTTTTTCCGCCGCTCCATTAACAATTTTACGCAATTCTATCAATGCCAATTTTTCCACAACATTTACCTTTGCAGATTTTGCCCCGTTTGGCAAAAGCAGTAAGGCGGCGCAATGCGTTCCAAAATGGTTTACTTCGCCATTCCGGTTATCTTCCAGCCAAACAACCCGTTTCAAACCTTGCTTGCCGCAGCAGGAGCAAAAATCTTTGTCGTCATTGACTCCGAGTAATTTGTAATTGACTTCCATTGCTTTTATCTTTTCGTGAATGATAGGACAAAGATAAGGCAAGTTTGATTATTTGTCAAGTATTTGAGCAATTATTTTTGACAAATAATCAAATTGTTTTTCGGGCAAATCAAAAAACGTTGAAAATCAATCTGATAACCCCGCTTTCCCGCCAATGCTTTCTAACCGGGCGCACAGCGGGAAAGCACCAGTTAGCCGCTAAAATAAATTAAATACGCGCCGCCCTCAACAGCCTCTTTTTCAAGATTAAGGCTGTTTGCAAAAT